TTAATGACAAACTTGCCGTAACTCAGCTGTTTACGCGGTTGCTTGATGTATCCCGCCTGCTGGAGTGAGATCAAGGCGTCATCAATCATTGCGTACAGATCTGTTGTTCCCGCTTTGGCGTGGAACTCTTCAAGGAACGGCAGAAGGGAAATGCCGTTGGTTGTCGGTTGTTTCTTCTTTCTCATTTCTTGTGGTTGAATAATAGGTTAAGGAATGTGATAGTCTCCTTTTTCTCTTTCTTGGGTTCCTCCTTTTTGAGGAATGGGTTCAGGTTGGCCAGCTCCTCGCTTGTGTGCGGAAGGAGCATCTGGTCACAATAGTTATAGACGGCGGTGATGGCACCAGTGTCTTTCGGTCTTGGCAATTCCCAGAAATGGGATACTGCTCCATCAAAAAACAACGGAGTTACGCCACCGCTTTCGCCATTGCGATTGAACATGTACTTCGCAAAGATGCCACGTTTGTTGAGCTTGCGGATATCATAACCGCAATACTGGGTATCCGGCTCGTACTCATACGGTTTGTACAGAGCAATAGCTGTATCAAAATCACGCAGCACTTCCTTACTGTTTCCTGCAGAACCAAGATTTGGTTCAAACCTTTTCTGCTTTGAGGCTTCAAGTGAGTAGCTCTCAAAGTTCAGCTGCTGAATGGCAAGGATAGTAAAGAAATAGTCGTTGCGCAGATACTTGCAGCAATACTCTGAAATTTTGCGCAGTTTCTCATGTTCACGCATGTCACGTTCACCCTCAACAAGGTTGATGGTGTCAATGACAATAATGTTGAACGCGTTTGGATCGTCGGGCTCATAGTGGTCAAAGGACTTCTTGATGATGCCAGGCATCTCTTCGTATTCCTTTTCCACTCTCTTTCCACGGGCTTCAGCCCAATCACGGCAGTAGTTGTAAATGCCTGTCGGGTTGCTCTCACTGCGTGGCGGGAATGTGATATGCGCCTCGAAGAACTCAAGGATGTCCTGAATGTAGGCTTGTTCGAGGAAGTCCATTGCTTCTTGCGGACATTTCTTCATGGTGCTTCTGAGCTCCAATGGAGATACACGTATCTTTCCATTGCTCTCGCGGTATAACAACCAGCTCATGAAGCGCTGCATGATGCGCTCTGGGGTTTCCTCTAGGGCAAAATAGATGATATTGATGTCAAATATTGATTTGCCCCAATAGAGCTCCATGAGGGCCTCAAAGAGCAGGTTACACAGGAACTGTGATTTTCCTACCTTTGTGGCTGCCAGGATATCTATATACTCAGCACGCTCCATGCCGGGAAACATTTTCTGGCTTCTGGCGAAAGGATACGGGATGCAGTTGATCTCGCCCTTATCCAGGCGCTCTCTATTTTTCTGCATCCCGTCCATTGTTCTGCTTAGGAGGGATTTCTCCATATCTGTTTTTGGATTATTTTTGCAAATTTACCAATAGTTTTGCAGATTTACACAGTTTTTGCGTAATTTAATACGAACAAAATGCAAGAAACCTGTCTTCAGCGCCGTAGGCTTCTGCCATTGCGATGTCTTCGTAAGCCTGTACAAGCTCTTGCTCTGGGTCTTGCTGTATAATCTCCCACACTGTTTCAGTAAACGGGCAATATACAGAAAGAATGTTTTTCTCTTTCAGGTACTGTTTGGCAGTCCTGTACGTGAACGCTTTTACTCGGGTGTCACGCACAATCCTAACGGGATACTCGGTGCTCATGACAAAAAGCTTAATGTGCGGTTAAGGATCCGTTCTTCGAGCCCTGCTTGCTTGATGTAGCGCTCTCGGAATTTGCGCTCCTTTGATACGAACACACGGGTACCCGTGTCTTGCTGGTGGTTATAGGCAAACTTATGGGCCTCATTAAACGTGATGAAGGCTCCAAGGAAGAAACCTTCTTTCGTGTGGACAATATATCCGTTCATAACTGTTTGTTGTTTAAAATTTCCGGTCTGAAATAAAACCTTGTTAAAGCTGTGCAACCTGTTAGGCTGCTAAGAAATTCGGCATTTTCACGTTCTGTATCTCCGTGTACAAAGAAGTAGATCTTCTTGTCAGCGGAACACAATTTTTTGGTGAATGTCTGTACGGTATATGGTGCCGCATCAGGATTGACGAACACAAGACACTCAACATCCTTATACTCAGCATCAGCATTGACAGCTTTTGTGAGCAGCAAATGATCATGATTGTAGTCGTTGAATGACTTCAGTCTCTTGTTGTTCTTTGTACATGACGCGACACAACAACTGCCCAATGGGTTGTTTGTATACAACTCACGGGCAGTCTTCATATCCGGGCAGAAGCAGACGTACCTTCTGTCCCATATTTTCTGTAACAGATAAGATACGTAAGGGGCTTTGTTCTGTTCACCGACTGTATAGATGAACACATGCGGTTTACTCTTCGAGCCACGTGCCTTCGTAGAGGTGGTAGATAAGTTCTTCTGGGCTTTCAATCCCTTGGGTTTCGGTGATTTCATCTACTACATCATGATTACGTGTGTCAAATACGTACTCAGGCAATACGTCCTTTGGGAGCAAGTACGCATACTTGATGAAGTTATGCGCAGCACCTGATATGCAGCCATTTGTCATAACTTCTCACATTCTGCGTCAAACAACACCTTAACGATGCAGGAGTCAAGCTCGTTGTCATCGATGTATTCGCCCAAGGTATCTGCCCAGCTGTCGTCATTCTGACGCAAAGCAAGCAGAGCTATAGCTTTGCAGGTAAGACAATCCTTGTGCTCCATTACAAAGTTATACAACTTCGGATTGGCATTCAGTAGCTCCTGACTGAGGGGCTCTGACTCTACAACTAGGTCAAATAGGCCGTTAATGACCTTTTCGTGGTACACCTCTTCTATCGGTTCAGTCTTGACTGGTCTAGGCCACAGGAAAACGGCAAGACCTATCATCGATGGTAAAAATAATGCTATTAATACCTTCTTCATAGTTACTCGTTGTAATCTTTGTCCAGGATGTCACAGTCTTCAAGATGTTCTGCGGCTTCCCGGTTGCGGTTGATAAAGTTGATAATTCTCTCAAGGTGGAAATCACTTAGCTTCGAGAGCGTGATTTTCTGGCCGTCACGTGTCTTCCAGTAAAGGGCATACTGTCTGTCACGGAGAAACTTCTCCAGCAGCAGCTCTTCATAGGATACAGGTCGGCGGATAATAGCATCTTGTTCTTGTGCCATTTCTGTTTCTTTGAATTAACTGACGGGATTATATAGAAAAAGCAGGTGACCCTCCACGTCATTGGGTCACCTGCTCTGATTGATTTAGTGCTATGATGATTAGCCCTTCTTAATGAGCCACCATCCGAGGATTAGTCCGGCAATAGCTACAATCACTGGCATGGTGCTCACGATGAACACCACGCTTGCGATTGTGATAATCCAGCCGAACAGCTGGCGGTTAGACGGTTTCATACTACAATGGTCGCCTTTTCTTCGCTAATAGGGATTACTGTTATGTACTTCATTGTTTTCTGTTTTTTGAATTACCAAATGATTGTTGCATTGTCTGGCATCAGTTCACGCCAATGCGGATGAGCATCGGTGATGTCACCCTGACACCAGAGATTATTACACTCTTTTGAAGTGCCGTCAAAGAACTTTACAGTTACTTTGTGACCACCGAAGCCTTTAGATAAGATTAGTAAATTGTTAAGCTGTCTCAATGCGTTGGGGAAGTGGCTTCACCAACTTGTTGCGCAACCTTGCCAAGCGCTTCTGAGTGCGCTCAAGGCTTTTGCGAGTTTGGGACTCGTCCCACTTAGTGGCGGTTGCAGCCATGTTGTTGAATTTGATGCTCGCCTTTTGGCAAGCGAGTTGGGTCATTTCTAAAATACTCATTGTTCTTATTTGTTTTGATTGATTTAGTCTGCGGTATTGTCATTGTATAAATTACACAAGCGCAGTGACTGAACTGCTGTACCGCAGTACTTTGCAACGGGACAGCCACTGCACTTGGATTTAAGAGAATAACAAAATTCTCCAGTTTAAGCCAAATTTGCTGAAATCTCGCATGCACTGCATTGCGTCTTTCTCGTTAGAGCCGTAACAGGATTGAACAAGTTGTGCTGAGTATGTTTCCAGGAGATGCTGCAAATGATAGTACTCAATGCAATACTTAGCCTCATGTTTATGTGTATTTGTGGATTTTAAAAGTTCTTCCTGTATTGCCTCTGGATTCTGTTCTTTAAAGAATACATAAGCTTCTCTGCTTGTTCCTTTGTGAACAAGGTTGAACGCATTGCGTTCATCTCCGTGAATAGTATCCAGTTCAGCGCAAATAGTGTTAAGAAGGCATCTACGAGTAGCCTCTTTTTCTTTGTTAAATACTGGTGATTGCAGATTGTTCATAACTGATGGGATTTGTGCAAGCCAGGCGCTGTCACCACCTGGCATTGCTAGTTGTTACTTTGTTACTTCGTCGTTACAGTCTTCGATAAAGTGGTCAAAGCTCTCGGCGGTTACATCACTAATACGCTGTGGGCTTACGAGGACTTTGCTCACCACGAACACGACACAGCCGTCGTGTTGAGTCTTAGTGATTTCAAGCGTGCCAAGCATGGTGCTTGAGTATCCCTGTGCAACAAATGCCTGCAGCTTGCTTGCATCTGAGGGCTCGAAGGTCATAACCGCTTTCAATATGCGGCTCAACATCTCTGTGCGCTCAACAATGGACATAGCTTTCCAATCGTCATTAAGCGCAGCAAACCTAGCCACAGGAGTCTTGGACTCAGTGGCCGATAAAAGAATAAAGTTTTTCATTCTGTTATTTAAATTAAATGGTTAATAAATAATGGTGATTCTGACGGGAATCGAACCCGTATCTGCTGTTTAGGAGACAACCATTCTATCCGTTGAACTACAGAACCTTGTGTGTGTTTAACTGATGAAATCAGATAAAATACTGCACCATGCGCTTCACAGCGGAGATGCAGCTCAATGGTAAAAAAGTAACCTCAAAGTTGTGGTCCCACTTGGACTTGAACCAAGGACCCCCTGATTATGAGTCAGGTGCTCTAACCAACTGAGCTATAGGACCGAAACCAGCCGTGTTTCACAACATGAGCTGGAATAAACAATGAATATAAAAACAATATGTATAGTCACTGCAAAGATATGCAAAAACGTACACAAATGCAGTATAACTATACAAAAAAGTGCTTAGCTGATGGGATGTTGTAGATGATTTCTGTTCCCAAGCTCGTCACACTCGGAGTCTTACTCGTGGTTGCAATGGCTTATTTGTCCATGTATTCTGCACGAAAATGCTGCGCATCTTCTGCAGTGCAGTAGGACAAAGAGCCGTCAGCGAGGATGTAGTAGCTCATTTGCTCGGTTAATGTGCGCTGGTTGAGGCAGTCGCTGTGTTGCGCACTTAGACACAGTCGCCTTGCTGATGGAATAGAATAAAAATGAGCACCCAATCATAGTCAGGTGCTCATTACTTAGACTTGAGGCTTCGCATACTGCGTCTAGCAATTACCAGCCGAGCAGCGCGTTAAGGTCATTTTCATCATGTATGATGTCCTCTTCGGGTACCCCATAGGCACGTGCAGTGTCAATGCTACGTTGCATTTCTTCCTCTGGATTGAGGTCAATCTTTACGTTGATACCTTGTTCGTTCATATCGCTGATAAAGCTGTTAAGTTCTTCTAAAATACTCATAGTTTTGTCCTCCTTAGTTGATTTATTATTGTTTTGTTGTTGTTTTCGATGCAAAAATAGCCGCTTTTATGCACAGTAAGCCGCCAGTACTGTTGTGTTAGTTCAGCCAGGATAATTCAAAGTAAAGAACTAAGTCTGGCTGATGGGATTGAGCAAAAAAGGGGCCGAAGCCCCATGAAGTTGTTAATCAGTTAGTTACGCAGTCTTCTCAGCCTTCTCAGCCTTGGTCTTCTTCTCAGGCTGCGGTGCGAAGCCGAGTTCAGCCTGCTTCAGCCAAGGCTTGCTCTGCGATGCAGGGCTCAGGATGATCTGGTACGCTGCAGGGTTCTGCTTGGCCATTGTGTACTCCTGCTCACGCATCCTGGCCTTGGTCTGTCCGTTGACGAATACCACGTAGGTCTCAGTCCTCATGATGCCAGTGTCCTTGTCCATTGATGAGTACGTGATGCGGCTGACTAACTCGGTGTACTGTGCAAAGAAATCAGTAGTTTTCATTGTAGTTTGATCTGCTCCCCTGGGTTAAAGTAAGTCACGTTAAGGGGGGATGGTTACCTTAACGCTGTAATAGGGTGGGGTATGGGGGGACTATCTCCCCTTTGCAGAGACATTGCTGATTTTCACAAAACTGACCTCACTATGCTCTGCACATACACGTTGCAAAACAAAGCAAAGAACTGTGCAAACTCTGTACTATGCATAGTGTAAAAAGCTATGCTGAAATGCGCTGCAAACTAAGCAAAGATTTACATGCTTATTTTACTATGCTTCGTAAAATGAGTCTGACCTGTGCAGTCTTTCTGCACAACAACTGGGTGGGGGGCAATGCAACGCTATGCAAAGGTGGGGGGGGGGACTATGTTAAATAAACGTAAAGGTACTGTGAGCAGAGACTATGCTGAAAAAATAGTGAAATGTTATCTGCTGTGTATTCACGGTGTTGTAATTCAGTGCATTATAAAATCAATATGCACGCCTGGAAAGCGTGTATACGTCAAAAGCGTATCCCGAGTTCGAATCTCGGTCACTCCGCTGATGGGCAGAAGTTTACGTGACTTCTGTCCTTTGTTTTTGTACACTGTGCAACACTATGCTTAATGGCGATTCACTATCTGAAATAGTGAAAAAATAGTGAATGATTTACTATCTTTGCGGTACCGTTAACCTAAACCAAAATACTATGGCAAAGATATCTCTACATCTGCCTGACAACAACAGGTACACCAAAGACAGTGTACGTACATTGATGCTGGCATTCTCTTCCTGTGGTAAGACAAGCTATGCACAGACTGGAATCAAACTGACCAAACAACAATGGGACAAAAAGCAGCAATGCGTGATACGTCACCCTGATGCCGGAAAGCTGACACTTGAAGCACATAGACTGCTCATCAAAGCACAGGACGCCCTGCTCAAAATCTCTGACGGCTTTGATGCCGGTGTGATTGATTCTGTGCAACTGCGTGATCTAGTTATGCAGTCTTTGGTTACCCCGGACATATCCACTAAACTTGTGCTGAATTATATGAGGCAGTACATGGAGATGAAATCGAAGAAGAACACAAAGTCCGTGTACCGTTCCACAATCAGCAGGATGACACAGTTTAATCCCAAAGTAGAGAGCCTGGTCTTTGACGCCGTGAACCCGACATGGCTGCGTAGGTTTGACAAGTGGTTATCCGAGCATGGCTGCCCTTCGATGAATGCAAGGTCTGTGCATTTCAGGAACCTCAGAACGATATTCAATGCAGCCATTGACGATGGATTGACACTCAACTATCCGTTCAGAAAGTTCAAGATACGTGGAGAGCCAACTAAACCAAGAGCATTACCTGTTGATGTATTGAGAAAACTAATCAACATAAAACTGACTGGTTCTGAGGCTAATGCAAGGGATTGTTTCATGCTTTCCTTCTACATGATTGGAATCAACATGGCAGACCTGATACTACTAGAATGCAACGGTAGGAAGGTGAAATACTTCAGACAGAAAACAGGGAAGCCTTATGAGTTTTCACTGCAGCCCGAAGCCAGAGCGCTGCTCTCCGTCATGAACTGGGTCAAGCATTACAAGAATGCACACAGCCTTGTTATAATGATAAACAGATTGTTGAAACACATTGGAAAAAAGGTCGGATACAATTCATTGACAACATACTGTGCAAGGTACACCTGGGCAACAATCGCAGCAAGCCTTGACATACCTAAGGAAACTATAGCTGCTGCACTTGGTCATTCCAACATCACTGTGACTGATATCTATATCACATTTGACCATAGTAAAGTCGACAAAGCGAACAGGGCCGTGATTGACTATGTTCTGGGAAAGAATGTATAGTAACAAAATTTATATGCAAAAATTAATCTAAAACTTGCATAATTAAACACACTTCATTAACTTTGCGGGAAATTATTGCATATATGGACAATACCGCAAAAGATACTAAGGAGAAGGAAACAAAAGCGCTGAGGGTTGTTGTTGAGAACTCAGTGCTTGGCTGTGTTGACCGTGCAAACATGCTACGTGTCACTGATAAGGAGTTTGTTTCACTGACTCCGATTCAAGGCGGGTATGTGCTTTTGTACTACCGATGATTAGGAAAGAAGACACAGACCCTGTTTTTTATTGCCGTCGCTGCTTGAGTTTGGGCATCGAATCGGAGATGGGCCAGGATTTCTGCAAACACTGCGGAAGTACTGACATAGGTGAACTGCCCAATATCTACATCTGGGAAGAGGTGTACGAGAAAAAGTACGGTGAGCCTTACGTCAACCACAAACGTGCCATTCTCCGTGGCGGAAAGAATGACTGATATAGTTAATGTTAATTGATATTCAAGATGGACAACGAACAGAAAGACAAAAAATTAAGTTATGAACAGCTTGAGCATGTATGTGCTGAGTTGCAAGGCAGGCTCAACGAGGTGGGCCGTGTTAATGAGATCCGCGAGATGGCCTATCTCTGCATCGAGATGCTCAAGTGTGGCGAACAACTTCCTGCCGAATTGAAGCAGAAAGTGGTCAACTTCCTTGACAGGCTTGTCCCAGTGCCTAAGGAGGAAGGAGCTCCTGATAAGCAATGAGCCTCAAGCCTTCATGCCTGATTAAGGTGCCATCGTCTGTTGATGACGGTACCTTTTTCCATTGGTGGATACGCTTCCTCACACCATTTCATGCTTTAACTGACCGCGAAATGGATGTGGCCGCGGCTTTGTTCCACAGAAGGTTCGAACTGAGCAAGACTGTAGCCGACCCTGTGCTGCTTGACAAACTTGTGCTCAATGCAGACTCACGTTCAGTGATAGAAAAACGCCTTAACCTGAAGCATGGCTACATGAACACTATACTTACCAGATTGCGCAGGTCTGGTGTTGTTCTGGAAGACAGGCTTAATCCTAAGTTCATTCCTGACATCAAGCCTGATGAATCAGGCAAAGCATTCTCTGTGCTGCTTTTCTTCGATTTCAGCCATGCCAAAAGGAACAAAGAGAAGATCCAGTGACAGGTACGAAGCCTTTGATGGCGGTGAACGTATCCCGTTGCCTGACTATGCCATGTTCTACAAAGCCTGCGACGAAGTTGGCAAAGAACTTGGTATTTCAGGCAATGAAATTGCACGCATCTACAAAGACTTTATTGCACAATCATTGTGCATGATGTTTCCCGAGGGAAATCCGCGTGACATTTCTGATGAAAAACTACTCTCTCCGAGGCGCATCATGCACATACCTAAAATAGCGTCCCTTGAGGTAACCGAAAGAAGCCTATGGCATTGGCATAAAGTGCATGATGCAATCAAGAATGCCAGACGAAAGATGAATAATAATACAGAAAATATTGAATAACTATGCTTAAACTGAAAAAGATTACACCTGTGTTCAACCATATCCTGACCACCAAACATACCTACGATAAGGATGTGATGGACAATGGTATGATTGTAAAGACGGCAGGAACTGTAAAGGAATATCAGCGTGTTATTGCTGTCGGTTCCACTGTGAAAGTATGCAAGCCTGGTGATGTCATTATGATTAATCCAACACGTTACGCTGTGATGAAACATCAGGATGGCTCATTAAAAGACGGTGTTGTCAGCGACAATCCTATTGTTGCCTACAACATCCCTGTAATCAACCTCGATGGCAAAGACCATCTGCTTATATATGATACTGATATACAGTTTATCATGGATAAGTTTGAGGAGGTTGAGGATTTACCTTCACTGTACATCGCACCTGCACCGACTATCCTGCAATGAAACTGCTGACTTATGAAGGATATAAGGTGAAAGTGTCACCTGAAGCACTTGCACTGAAACCATTCAAGGTTTTGTGGTCACGTGACAGGTCCAAGAACAAGGACAAAGCAGTGACAGAGTTTGCCTATATATACTTCTATGCCGATCCCCGTTCAGAGTACCAGTACATAGTAGATGACGAAGACAGGGATAAAGCAGTGAAAGAAGGGCTTGGTCTGCCTGCTAAATGGAAGCCAGATAAGGAACTGAAGAAAGCTATTGAACTCTACCTTTCCTTTACAACAACTTCTGCTTTGCTGTTACAGGATACGAGATACGCTGTGGATAAGCTGCGCACATTGTTGCGTGACATTAACTTGGATGAGAAAGACAAGAATGGCAAGCCAATCTACACTTTGAATGTGATAACAGCAACGATTAAGCAGGTACCAAGCCTGGTGCGAGACCTTGATAATGCGGAGAAGCTGTTGAATGAACAGTTGAGAGAGACTGAATCTGCCGTAGGCAGTTCAGAACTCTCGATAATGGATGTGGAATAAACAATGCTTTTCCCTTTCCATGAAACGGCCCCAGCCGAGCCCAGCCGAGCACTATGCATAGTGTAATATGTCTACGTTAAACAGCTTTGCGTTTAACAGCTATGCGCATTCTGCGCACAGCAGCGGGTAAGGTGAAAGCTTCGTAGTATTAAGATTATCTAACCTTAGGTAAAATATATGGTCTGTTCACTCATACAAAACTAATTGTGTTAAACTATGCTAACGTACACTGATTTTTTAAACTGCATTAATGATGCACTTAATATTGCTTTTCCTGATGCTGAGTTTGTTGTTTACGGTTCTAGCAGGAAAAACACCAAGTTTCCTGTCATTACCACGTACTCAGTAATTGCTGACAGTAGGCCGCTTGACTTGAGTTTCAGATTTATGCATCAGGTTAACACAAGTCAAGTTGATGAAAATGCAGCCTGGCGCAGTGTTACTGCTGACTTTATAGCAAGTCTTCTCAATGCTGCGCGTGCAGATATGTTAACGCAGAAAAATGATATAATATACTAACTATGTGGTCAGATTTGAGACAGGATGAGAAGTTTGAGCTCATCAAAGATTATGTAAGACGCGGGTTCCACAATCTTGACGATATCGTGAATGACTATGATTCGTCGTTAGACAACGCAGATACCCAATATTCATCATACGAGAAACCATACAATGATGACCCGATGGAGCAGGTAATCAGAGAACTTTATGACGAGTACTACGGATAATGTCATAATACCCACCAATAAGTATCAGACACCAATTACTGAAGAGCTACTGTCCAAGCAACCGCAAGAGGTTCGTGAGCAGTTCATGGAGTTTGTGTCCTCTGTACCGTTTATCCAGAGTCTCATTTCCCCTGACAGGAAACGTGCCCGTGACCTTCCCCGTGACAGCAAAGGGAGAATCATTGTTGATTTGGTGCATCCGCATATCCTGGAGAACATGGATTATTTCAGGCAGGCTGCCATACACTATGAAACATACGGCTGCTATACAAGACTGAAGCCAAACAGCAACCCCAATTCCCCGTTCAGGAAATGGCTTGATGAGGAGGTGCGCAGGTGTTGGGAAGGCATGGTCAGGCCTGAGGACGGTGAGTGGGTTCCTGGTTACTTGTACTTTTACTTGAACTATTGCCCTATCATGGTTACCAAAGCCAAAGAAGGGAAGAGTAAGGTCGGTTCACGTACTGAAGGCTTTCCTGAGCCTTGGGAAATTGCTTACTGGAGATTCCATTACCTTGAGCAGGCCAGGTATGGTGGTAAGTACAACAACTTTGAAGGCGGTAATTATGCTGTTGAGTTGTCAAAGCGTGGCAGTGGTAAGTCGTTCTCACTGGCCTGTATCGCTGCAAGGAACTTCATCTTAGGCGAGGATGCCGAATCATCAAGGCGTTTCACTACGTTTGTCATTGCAGCCAACTGGACCTACCTTACTGGTACTGATGGTACACTGACCAAGTTTGTCCCAAACATCGACTTTTGCGCGAAGAACACGCAGTTCCCGAGGCACCGTGTAGTTAACTCACCAAACAAACTGAACTGGGTCATGGGTTTTGTGGACAAGACTACTGGTACACGTTCAGGCACACTTAACTCTGTTTCTGGCATAGCCGTCGACAATGACCCTGAGAAGGTTCGTGGTAAGCGTGGTGTGTTGCTCTTTGAGGAGTTCGGTTCGTTTCCCAACTTCATTGATACAGTCAACATTGCCAAATACGGTATGGAGGAGGGTGATTTGAAGTATGGCTTTTTCTATGCATTGGGTACCGCTGGTGACAGCGATAGTGACTTCTTTGGAGCACAGGAGATCCTATACAACCCGATAGGCTATGATGTGTATGCACTTCCTAACGTGTGGGACAGACCAAACCAAGGCAGACCGTACTTTGCCTACTTTTCCCCTGCTTATGCCAATATCAAAGGTAGGTACAACAAAGACGGTGTGAGCGACGTTGTCTCCTCTCTCCTGTTTGTTCTCAATGAGAGATACAAGGCTAAGTATCAGACAGGAGACCCACAGAAGATTGTTAAGGTTACCGCTGAGATGCCGATTACCCCAGCTGAGGCCATTATCAGAACAACCTACTCTAAGTTTCCTGTCACCGATATTATGGAAAGGTTGCTGCAGATTGACAGCAATCCCAGGTTTTATGACAATGCTTACTCTGGTGAGCTGGCCATCAACCCAGCAGGTGAGGTTGTATTCAAACCTACTTCTGCTGAGCCTATCAGGTTCTTTCCGCATAAGGATAATAAAGGTATGGCAGGTGCTATTGAAATCTTTGAGATGCCTGAGAAAGGCAAAGACGGTAAACCGTTCCCTATGCGTTATATTGCTGGTGCTGACCCTTATGATGATGATGTCAGTGGCACCACCTCATTAGGGAGCATCTTCATTCTTGATACATGGACTGACAGGATAGTTGCTGAGTACACTGGCAGACCGATGCTTGCCGAGGATTTTTACGAGACCTGCAGAAGGTTGTGCCTGTTTTATGATGCAAGACTCAACTACGAGAATGATAAGAAGGGCTTGTTTGGCTATTTCTCAAAGATGCACAGTGTTTATCTGTTGACGGACACTTTGAAGATTCTCCGTGATAAGATGCTCATCAAGGCCCCAACCTACGGTAACACCGCTAAGGGCACAAAGGCGCTGGAAGCAGTGAATAAGTATGGCCGAGACCTTATTGACCATTTTTTGCGTGAACTTGTTGATGTTACTACAAAAGACAACGGAGAGGAGAATACTATCAAAGTTCCGCGCTTATTCACTATCCGTAACAGGGCTTATCTTCAAGAATTGTCGCAATGGAATCCACAAGGTAACTTTGATCGTGTAAGCGCCAACATCATGCTTATGCTATTACGCGAAGACAGACTCGTGTCCATAGGTAAACGTACAGAGAAATACACTCCTCCAGAAGACCCGATGGCGAATGACAAGTATTTCAAGGATAATTACGACAGTAGGTTTGGTGGTGGAATGCCTGATATTGTTGATGACTATGACGGCCTCGGCCCTGCAATAGACTTCAGTTCACTTAGGAAATAAATCCGTTAATCACTTATTACAATCCTCGTAACACCTTCTGAACGCCTGTAAATAGGCGTTAATTTTGTCACGGAATAATATTACTATGCCGTACAATGTAGACATACCGCGCCAACAGCTTCCCTACAAGAGTAAGACGAAGAAATGGAGGAAGCAACACCTGGACTGGGCAGATGACAAGTCTTTGTTCAATTTCAGTCCTGTGCGCAAGAGTGTGCAGCGGAAGAAGATAAACTATGACTTAGTCAACGGTGTCCTGTATATGGAGGACCTTGAGTATATGCTCAACCCTGACAGGATACGTAGTGAATACATACCAGAAAAGATTCAGCATTACCCCATCATCAACGCCAGCCTTAACGTGCTGCGCGGTGAGGAGCTTGCCCGTGTTTTTGATTACCAGGTGGTTGTGACCAATCCTGACGCGGTTTCTGATATTGAGTTAAGTAAACGTGATGCTGCGCTGGCCGCGCTGCAAACAACTCTGCAACAGAACGCTCAGGATGAGAATGCCTACAATGCAAGAATGGAAGAGCTTGGTGATTATTTCCAGTTTACCTGGAAAGATATGCGTGAGCTTCGTGCCAACAGGCTACTTACCCACTATTGGCGTGAACAGAACTTTCCGCAGATATTCAATGACGGATTCATGGATGCCTTAACAGTCGGTGAGGAAATCTATCAATGCACTATAGAGGGTGGGGAACCAGTGCTTAAACGCCTTAATCCTATGAAGGTCAGGGTGTTTATGGCTGGCAATAGCCGTCGTATTGAAGACGCTGATATTGTTGTCATTGAGGACTACATCTCGCCTGGAAAGATTGTTGACATCTATGGCGAACAGCTTACACCAAAGCAGGTTCTGCATCTTGAGGAGCTTCCGCGCAGTGTCGGCAAAGGTGCTGTGAACTCTATGGACCAGATTGATGAACGCCATTCGTTCCTTCCCAATTTCATGATTACTGACCAGTCTGACGTTGGCGGCATGTTCTACTCTGACCTGTTTGGTGATCTTGACGGTTACGATAGGTTGTTGCCTTATGATCTTGCAGGCAACATCCGCGTTATACAAATGTACTGGAAGTCAAGGCGCAGAATCAAGAAGGTTAAATCGTATAACGAGGAAGGTAAAGAGGAGTTCCACTTCTACACTGAGCAATATGTGATTGACGAGGCTGCTGGCGAAACCGAAGAAACATTCTGGATTAACCAGGCTTGGGAAGGTGTGAAAATCGGTGATGACATCTATGTCAACATGGGCCCGTGTCCCGTTCAGTACAACAGTCTCAGCAACCCCAGCCGTTGCCATTTCGGTATCATAGGTTCTGTCTATAACTTCAATGACTCCCATCCATATTCTATGGTGGATATGATGAAGCCATTCTCTTACCTGTATGATGCTGTGCATGACAGGCTTAATAAACTCATTGCCCGTAACTGGGGCAAGATTATCCCGCTTGACCTTGCAAAGGTTCCGCATGGATGGGAGATAGATAAATGGATTTACTATGCACGCGCCAACAATCTTGCAGTTTACAACAGTATGCAGGAAGGGCCAAACGGCCTTATGGTTGGCGCCATGAATAACAACTACTCTGCTGTGATTGATGCCGAGACAGGTGATATCATCCAGCAGCATATGAATATCCTTGAGTACATCAAGCAGGAAATCGGTGATGTGACCGGCATCACCAAACAGCGTATCGGACAGATTTCTTCCAGAGAGACTGTCGGTGGTGTTGAGCGCAGTACATTGCAGAGTACACACATTACCGAGTGGCTGTTTTCTATGCACGATGATCTTAAAAAGCGTGTACTCACTGCATTTCTTGAGACAGCCAAGATCGCTGTACGTGGCAGAAAGCTAAAGTTCAGGTTCCTACTGGATGACGGCAGTTACGAGCTCGTTGAGATTGACGGTGACCAATTCTGTGAAAATGATTATGGACTTGTTGTCGACAACAGCACAGGTACACAGAAACTTAGTCAGAATCTCGAAGGCTTGGCACAGGCTGGTCTTCAGAACCAGTTACTTACATTCTCAAGCATGATGAAGCTGTATGGCTCCGCGTCGTTGTCACAGAAACAGCGTATGATTGAGAACGCTGAACGCAGGCAGCAACAGCAGGCACAACAGCAACAACAGCAGGCAATGCAGCAACAGCAGCAGGCTCTGGAGATGCAAATGCAGCAGCATGAGGAAGAGCTTGCACTCAAGGATAAGATGAACCAGAGGGACAACGACAGTCGTGTCCTTGCTTCGCGGCTTGAGGCAGAGGGTTACATACAGGCCGCAGCCGTCAAACTACAGGCAGACCACCTTGACGACGGCATTGAGGCCCCGCAGACGGAAGACCAGAGGCTTAAACTTCAGGAAAGTATCCGGCAGTTTGACCGCCGCCTAGCCTTGGATGAGAGAAAGCAGCGTGAACAGGAGAGGTCTAACAGGCGCAATGAAGAATTGCAGAAGCAGTCCATCAATGCCCACAAGAACTCAAGCAGCTAAACCACTAAGGCGTAGGAGATGACAAGTCAAACATATTAACACGATACTATTATGAAGATTTCAAAGGAAGATAAAGACACACTTGCTACGTTATCAGCTGTTTTTATGCTGGTATTTGGTGTTGTTCTTACTTGTGCTGGTTTTATTGTTGATCCGCTTGGTCAAATTGATGACAGCGTACTTTGGGTTCTCGGTCAGAGTCTGTTGTATTCAGGTGGTATTTTCGGCATAACCTTATATACCAAACGCAGGTTCTCTGAGATGGAAACCAGGATGGATGAGTACATCAATGGCAATCATAAACACATTGAAGAAGAGTGAGAAAGCTTGTTGCTGTCATAGTGCTGTTTTTGCTTACGGTATGCTCATGTAAGACAAAGTATATCGAAACTGTGCATTATCAGCCAGTCGAAGTACATGATACAGTCAATACTGTTCAGCACATTCGCGACAGTATCACTTTGCACGATAGCGTATTTATCCACATGAAAGGGGACACCGTGTTCAGTGAAAAGTGGCGTACAGAGTATCGCTGGAAAACAAGATTCGATACCGTCTACCGTAGCCGCGAAGTCCCATGTGTTATGACAGATACAGTGACGACTATAAAGGAAGTTCCAGTGGATAAAGTAGTGTATAAGCAACATTGGTGGCAAGAAGCATTATGTTGGGTCGGAGGAATATTCTCGATAGGATTAATTATTTCATTTTTAATATACGGACGAAGATGAGTCTTTTCAGAAAAGTAAATGAGCGTAGGATATTGCAGTCTCCTACAGAACCGCAGACAACTGCGCATCTGTGGCTCCAGACAAAGAACGGAGTCAGCACGTTGTATGATTTTGTTAACGGCAAGTGGTCTCCAGTCGGAGGACTGAATGTAGCACAAAAGAAGAGTGAGTACGTCACTTTAGATGCTTTTAGCAAGGCTCAGGTTAACATGCGTGCCTTCGTTAAGGCTCAACTTGCTTCGTATGTCACTAAGGCCGATATCCCTGATGTGACAGGGTTGCTTCAGAGCATTGATGAAGTTAAGCGTAGAGTGAACCAGTGCTTTACCGAGTCGGATCTTACAAAAGCACTTGATACTGCTCTTGCTGGATATCAGCAAAAACTGACTCCTGGTACTGGAATTACCATTGACAACGGTATTATAAGTGCGTCATATAATCTGTCTATTGATTCGGCACTCAATCTAAACAGTGATAATGCCGTCACAAACCGCGCCATCACAGCAAGGTTCCAACAGATGCAGAATGCTCTCAACGGCAAACAGGATATGCTCACTCCTGGTGAAAACGTATCAATCAACAACGGTGTGATATCTGTAACAATTCCTGAGCAGGGAGGAAGTCAGATTCCGACTGTTGTGGAAGGAGAGCAAGGTTCTACGTATATTGTGGAGCTTAGCCGATTTGGTATCACGGAAGGTAAGATTACAAAGGGCGGTGATAGGCATTACACAGCTGAGCAATACACCGCGATGTACAACAATGCCGTTGGCTTTACCAGGGCATTGGAATATGCTCGCGATAACGGTTACACTAAGGTTCTTGTTCCGAAAGGCGACTATTGTTTCACTCCTGTGTATAACGTCGGCAATGACCCTGCATCCATCGACCTGAACCCGTCGCTGATTTGGATTCTGAACACCGTCGGCCTTGAGTTTGACCTGGGTGGCAGCACCTTCCACCTTATGGTTGACAGTACTCAAAAGTCGAGGTATTATAACATCAGCAGCAGTTCGACGGTGTGGTATAAAACCACCATGATCGGTGTTGGCCAGAGCAAGAACATCACCATTAAGAACGGTGTGTTCCGCGGTGACTGGTACACTCGCAGTTTCACAGACCTCAACGAAAAGAAACAAGAGAGTTGTTATGGTATCAGCGTGGGCATTGCCCCGTTCACCTTCAATGTGAAGTTAGAGGGTCTTGAAGGCAGCGGTTTCAGCGGCGACTTCATTACCAGCAACCCAAGGTCGATGCGTGTGTATACCGAGCCCTTCTGGGATGGCCGCTATAATAGCAACTCAAACCCGAGGGTGCTTGGTACCTCTTATCAGTATGTGAAAGGTGTGAAGAACTTCGGTTTTGGATGGAGGCCGGACAATAGTGACATTGTAAAGCAATCAAATATGACCGACAGTGGTGGTAATAAATCCAATAACAGGCTTGGCTTGAGCGGTTTGCATAAAATAGGCAATTGGTGCATGGACAGCAAGTATCCTGAGTATGTCCGCAAAGAGGCAGCCAAGAGGAACTTCAGTCTCCACGGCAACTTGGGCTTTACACGTGTTATTAATGCCTATGCTCCTCATGTCCAAGTTCTGACTTATGCAAGCGGCAACGCTACGGCAGACACGAAGCCCCTGCGAATCATCGACACCGGCTATTGTGAGAACTTCCATCTGTATGACAACGAGACCTACGTCAGGTTCCAGTTCCTCAACGAGAACGGCCTGCTGAAAAACGAGTACCGTATTTCTGACACAGATGACGACAAGGTAGACGCTTACTTTGGCGGCTTGTCGGAAGACGAGACTGGCGACACCGATGCCCCTGGTGGCACCGATCCAGCCGAAGTGTTGCCTGATGACGACATTGAAGACCCCGAATTTTCGGAAGACACCCTTGTCAGCGATGTTGGCAACCCAGGACCGAAGATGCATGTTGTCGTGAAGTTGAACGAGAATGTATTCATTGAGAAATGCTATATCCATGACAATGCCCGCGGAGGAATCAGTGGCGGTGCCTGCAATGTGGTGATGCGTAACTGCATTTTCGGCAAGCAGCAGTACAACACAACCTCAGCTGACCAGGGTGCATTACCCGTGTTCACGGCGGATAATACCAATTATCACATCGACTTTGAGGATGCGGCCAGCAACCACTGCACCATAGAGGGCTGTATCTTCTTCTCTGGTCAGAGCACAGGCAAACTGTTGTTCCCGACCATCATGCGTCTGGATTTCCGCAACAACATCTGCTATGGCTGTAATCCCGCTATCGGCAACTGCTTCGTCGCCAACATAGACGGCAACAAGTTCTATGATACATCAGTATCGAGTTCATACAGCAACTGGGGTCATAATGTGTCGAGTGTTCCCAAGAGTCTGATGCGCCGAGTGTTGAATTACACCAACAACACTTATATCTCGTGTTCCGCTCCAAAGTATTCGGTAAGATACAATACCTACTATAACATCAAAAACTGCTATATCGAGATTCGTGACAATAGCAATGTGGAGCCTGCTCATAGCAAGGCTATCATGTCTGGCTTCAGGTTGCACAGGCACTACGATAACTGTCATATCAAGTTCTTGAGTAACAGTACCGCCTACTTTGAAACGCTGACCAACAGTTACATCGAAGGAGGCACCAACTGGTATGTCAACCGCATTGAGAATTGCAGGCTCAATAACAGTGCTTTCAAGTTGTGCGGATCAGATGGCAATGGGACGGATACGATTCATCTGTATGCGATTAATGTGCGCGGAATGAATCTGCTGTCACAAGTTGCTGCGCCATACGCAAAATACCGCAACAAGGATAGCAACGGCAATATAACCGACCCGCGATATAAGTTTGTCGTTCATTTTGTGGGCTGTGATATCTCGTTGGAGAACATATCGTCATCGTTCTGTTACCAAAACTACATGGCTGCTCCTAAAAAATTTGCTTGGTATGATAGTGCAAAGTGGTACAAGGACATCACCTACCGCTTTGAGTGTTGCACGCTGCATGGCAAATCGTCGAAGCAGTCCGGCACGTTTAGCGCAATTAACGACATCACTGATGCGGAAGTATATCATGACACCACCGCAGGCAAATATTATATCCGCAAAAGCGTTGCTGACGGAGTGACCACGTTTGCTGCTGGCGATGCCATCGACTTCACCAACCTCGCCAAGGCTGGTATTGATTACACCTACAATGAAGGCAACGCAGAGTCAACCACAGTAAAAGTCGGGTCATCGACAGAGACCCATATGGTTGCTACTGGTGTGTTGAATGCTACCAATCCGGCAACGGCCCATCTGGAGTTTAATCGGTGTGACTTTGAAATCGACGGAAACTATATCTTCAACTTCACGATGCCAAGCAACAAGATGTACTTCGTCTTTTCCGACAACAGAGTATCTGCAAAACTTGCCAAGGGCTCAGCAGGCAGTGCCGCGCCCCACATTCCAGATGCCAAATCCGGTTCAAGTGCGGAAAGGCCCTGGTTTACACGTCAAGGTGCTGCGTACTTTGATACCACGCTTGGCAAAGCAATCTATCGCAAGACACCGAATATGGCATTGCGCGAGTTCACTGATGCAGGTCTTGAGTTTGTTGATGCCACTGGTAATACTGTTACAAATTAATATAAGATAATATGGTTCTAACAAAGCAAAATTATCAGGATATAGCCAGGTACCTGTCGCGGATTTCTGTTCGTGACAGTGAGTTCCCGAAGGCGGAATATATTGACGACGACTCTACAGTTGTTGTCGTGTCTGACGGCAAGAATGTAAGAGTTGATTTACCTATGTTGGCAGCATACGTTGCTAACTCTGTTGATGTGTTGTCTACTGATGTTGACGTTGAAGGGTTGGAGGCAACTGATCTAATCAGTGCGCTTAACGAATTGTACTCGTTAGCTTCGACTAAGACTACTTATGAAGGAGCTCCATTAACGGCAAGTGCCATTACCTTCAGTAACAGCGCTATATCATCAACAACTGTAGCCGGTGCTTTAGGCGGGTTGATTGACATTATCTACGGTAAGTATCCTTTCCCGACTGCAGCTACTAATGAACAAATACTGAACATTTTAAACTAATTATATTATGGCAGAAAATACAAATGCTCTTATTACTCTTGGCGGATTGCAGACGTTTTACAATGCTCTGCGCACTAAGTTCATGAATACTGCTACTGCCGATAGTAAGTATGCCAAATTAAATGGCGATGTTACTCAACCTTTCAACACAAAGGTTATGACGTTAAATGAGTCGGATACACAAGCCATCTTCAGTATCATGAAGACTACGATTCCAAACAACCCGACTTACATTATGATTACGTGTGATGGTAACATTACCCGTATTCCGTTGACTGGAGGAGACCTTGTGGATTCGGTACAGCTTGACGGGAAGGCTGATAGGAAAGTGCTTGTTGACACTAATGGCACAAACTACAACTTTACTGTAAATCCGATGCCTTGCGTGTTTAACCAATATGCAAACGGTAACACAGTTGGTCTTAGCCTTAGGTTTACGGCTGCTGTCGGTGAACTTATTTATTATATTGCTCCGACATCCAGCAATATTTCAACAGCCCCCTTCGGCGCATCTACTGGTCTGTATCTTGTGACAGACACATCTATCGCCCCTGGAACAAATATGGCTATTGTTTCGGAGACTGAGTTCATTGGCGCGGTAATGCCGTTCACTCTGTACTATTGTATCGGAACAGATCGATTCTATTACCGTGACATGAACACGGGTTTGTTAAATGAAATCAGCAAAGAGACAACCACAACTGTCCTTCCTGATACTGATACTACTTATGACATAGCAACCGACACTGACATCAGTGGCATAATCACACAGTAATATGAAGCTGATAACGTTAGACCAACTTAAGAAAATCTATAACGATTTATTAAATCGTATCAATACTAAGATCAGCAAGGGTAGTGCTGCTGAGGTTAGTTCATTGAAGGTTAGTGACAAAGTAACAATGTCCTATGATGAAAGGTTTGATGCTCTTTCATTTGTTGGACCAGAGGGCAAAGGCAGCGTAAATCTTGTGTTTCCACAACAGGGTAACATAATTTCCTTTAGTGAAAATCCAGAAGCGTATTCCGTCGGTATGGTTGAACTGCGTGCATTTGATAAACAGAGTCTGCCTATCTCATATGCGTTCCCTACTTCCCCGGAAGACGTCGTAACAAGAGCAGATGGGCCTTATGGTGGTGGTTCCATATTGACAAGCAAATATCGGTTTTATTCGGGTCACCTAGAGACTTACGATTCTGGCTATTCCAATCCTTCTGGTCTAGCATGGTCTGGCCAGTATTGTATATTTGAGAACTATCCGTCAATCACAGTTACCCTTCGTGGGTTCTCTCATAAAATCAATGAATACTGGCTTGAGTTTATCTTTCCAAGTAATGTGGAACCTGCAGTAGCATTTACTAACCGAGTATCAGCGGACTCCGTAGTATGGCCGCAAGGTGAGCCAACTTGGAGCACTCTTGGTGGGAAACGTATTCAGATCCACATCTTAAATTGGATTGCCACTTATTACATTATAGACGCTTAATATTTAGAACATATGTCAAAACATAGCATAGTAACAGACCAAGGTCTTGGTAAGTCGTACCAAACCATGCGGGAAACACTAGCACACGGAATCCCTATTGAAGATTTGTATGGGACTGAGTATAATAAACTTGTACTTAAGCCAGGCATCTGGTACAGACTTCATAATCCGCAAACCATTGATATAGAGATTGAATTATATCCCACACTTCATAACCGCAAAGGTTTCTATTACCTTGAAGCTGATGCTGGTGTGATGAACAGTAATACCATTGTACTGCCGCCTGATGTCAGTTGGGCTGGAGGGTCACAGCCGAGTCTCAGCAATGGATTCTCTTTGCAGATTTCAGATGGTATTGCAAAAGACACGAATGCTGGTGGAGGTGGTTCAACTGGCTATCCTGTTGAGAACATGGGTAAATACGGTGCTCCGTTTTTTCTTGGAAATACTAAATACAATATCGTTGAAACTCCTGAATACAAGGAGTCTATAGCAAATGGTGTTTTTTTCAAAGACAATCTTACTTTTACAGCAGATGAATTCACGGAAGTGATCAATGATCATGTTTTGGCTCAGTATGGACTATTTAATATTGATAGTAATGATATTGATGGCAATACATTGACATTCAGTTGTTTTGACTGTAAGCGTACTAATTTACCAAATGAGTTCTTCGGCTTTATTTACGACATTACCATCGATGGGAATACTGGCACAATATCCCTCAAACGTAGAGATATCGAACCAGATGTCATTTATTATTTTCCAAGATACGGATTATGGTTAAGATTTAAACATAGCATTGTTTCAACCTACATCCCTGTGATTGTTAATGTTGAGCGGACACTGTCCATCAACACTTTATGCATTGAAGATGGCAACCCAAGAACCGTTCTTCAGGTTAACGAATATATAGATTATGTTAGGAGGGAGGACGATGGTGGCATCAATCTTGATACCACGCTTATTGATGTCATTCCTGGAGGTAATCTGATTGATGTGTGCGGAAGATTCTTGGTACTAAGATTGCCATTCCAAATTGGATTGCTCTCGTGGGCAACGGGCTGCAACTTGGCAGATTCCAATCCGCCTCTTTTAGCAGGACACACTTACGAATACCATATTTTTGACAGTGTGTTGTCATACGTTGATGTGACTGTTACAGGTACAGAACAAGATGAACGCTAACCACAATGAATGACTTAAGACGAAGAGTGTTGGGCTACCATGAGGATGACCGTTCTGTAATTATAATCAACAACGGCGCATCCATAACAGACAGCAATGGTAATGTTCCAGGAGATGATATCATCTATATGCCAACAGATGGCAGTAGTTCGTTATACCTTACTGTAAGCAGACCCACAAAATATAACACGTTAGACATCACACTGCAGATGGGACCGACAGTTTTGGGGTCACCGTATGTCAGTGGCAGTGATTTGGATTCAACACGGGTTATCAATATACCGAATGTGACTGGTGTTGTATACATTACTGTATATGCATTCTATAATGGGACAGTAATATAAATAAAATGACATATGAAACAGTATTACAAGATAATTGATGAGAAAGAAGTCCTGTTTACAGGCAATGTGTTGTATACCGAAAAAGAGATTGACGGTGTAAAATACAAGATGTCAATTTACAATCCGACTGATCAGGATATGATTGACGCCGGCTGGCTTGAATGGACACCTCCAGAGCCTACGGCAGCAGAGAAACTCAGGGCCGCTAAAGAGGAAAAGATTCAGCAGATCGAGAACTATGATTCTTCTGACGCTGTTGAACAATTCACCATCAATGGTACATCCATGTGGCTCAGTCATGAGGTAAGGCAGCAGGTTAAGACCAGCGTTGAAGCTTATGTTGCCACAGGAGCGGAGGAATGCACCAAAATCTTCAATGGTGTTGAATACACATTCCCTTGCACAACGTGGCTTCAGATGCTGTCCGCTTTGGAAGTATATGCGGCAGAAGCGTTAAACACTACAGAAAGGCACAAACTTGCCGTATCCAAACTCACTTCTATTAAGAAGGTGCGTGACTATGATTATACTGAAGGCTATCCTGAAAAACTGAGTTTCTGATGAACACATTAGTCTATACAGCGATAGTTGTATTTGTCCTATACATCAGTTATGGAACACTGTTTTACGGGACAAGGAACAGTCTATCTAGGCTTGGGCTTGATTGGAATCGTTGGTTGTTTATGCTCATGATATGGACAGTCACCTTCCTTGTGTTACCCAAAATGTTTACAATCACCCCAGAGTCATGGCAGTGGCTTGTGTTCTTTATTGGAGCAGGGCTGCTGCTGACTGGCGGTGCTTCAATCGCATCTGGTGATGATGCACGTTACCATTACTCAGGTGCGTTCATTGCATGTGCTGGTTCTATTGTATGGCTTGCCATAATATCTCCAATGTTGCTGTTTATCCCGCTTATCCTGACAGCATCAGGTGGTATAGACAGGCTTCAATGGAATGGCGAACTTGGTATAATTATTGCAGTGTTTATAGCGACATTTTTGTGATATGGCAACAAAGAGAGTAGCATCAAAATCGACGAGGCCAAAGCCAATGTCTCCAAAGGCTGGACTGAAAGGGTATGCTGTAAATCTGTAATGATTACTAAAAGTGTGTACGGTTTGTTAGTGAAAACATTTACTGCAAACCGTCACTTTTTTAACAATGTAAATTTGCACATCAATTCTGTACACGAATCAGTTAAACTACATACACAAAGGAGATTAAAGCATGGAATTATTGGATTCAGACAACATCTTCACTGACGAGGAGCTGGGCAGCATCCTTGCCAATCTCGACTCTGACGAAGGTGAAGATCAGGTACAAGAAGAGGAAAATCAGGAAGAAGAACCCGTTGTTGAGGACCTTGATGAAGGTTCGGAGAGCGTAGGCAACGACAATGAACCCCCTGCCCAGCAGCAGCCCGGTTCTCCTACGCCAAACCTGTTCAACTCCATCGCCGCCGCTTTGCGTGAGGAGGGGGTTTTTCCTGACCTCGATGACGAGACCCTTTCAGCTGTGAAAGATGCAGGCAGTTTCCGCAGCCTGATTGACAAACAGATTGAAGCAGGTCTCGATGAGCGCCAACGCCGTATCAATGCGGCCTTGTCAAACGGTGTTGAACCTACAGAGATTCAACAGTATGAAGGTGCTTTGGCTTACCTTGAGCAAATCAATGACGAGATGCTCACAGCCAAGAACTCACAGGGTGAAGATCTTCGTCGCCGCCTCATCTATCAAGATTTGATGAATAGAGGCTACTCTCAAGAGAAGGCGCTGAAGGAAATCAAGAAATCCCTGGATGCTGGCACGGACATCGACGATGCACGCGATGCGTTTGAAGCCAACAAGCAGTTCTTCAGCAACCGTTACAATAGAGTTCTTGAAGATGCAAAACAGCAGCGTGAGCAAGCCAAGAAAGCCTATGACGACAGAGCAAAGAAGTTTGAGAAGTCTCTGTTGGAAGATGACAAGGTGTTCGGTTCAGTTGATGTTGACAGTACTACCCGCCGCCGTGTGCTAGATGCATTAACGAAGCCGACTAAACGCGATAATGACGGCAACTATTATACAGAGCTTCAGTGGGTGCAGCGTTCAGACCCTGACCAGTTCAGCCGCAATGTAGGGCTGCTGTATGTCCTCACCGATGGGTTCAAGAACATCAACAATCTTGTCAAGGGTGAGGTCAACCGCAGAACCAGCAAAGGCTTGGCAGACCTTGAGCGTGTCATCAACAGCACAAGCCGCAACCCGGATGGGAGCCTGAACCTGCTCACAGGAGTCAACACAGACCAGAACTCGTTCATTGATGATTTCGAGCTTGATGTCTGATGTATTCATGGCGGCGACAAATGAAATATCTTAATCCTTAAATTATACAATTATGTCAGGAAGACTTAGTAGATTTCAGACTATCGGCTTTAAGACCTGGAAAGGCATGACCAAAGACAACCACCTGGGTGCTATTTTCCAGCGCAAGCCCCAGCTCGCCACCAACACGATGATTGAGCTGCTCGCCTTCAAGAAAGGCAATACCCTTGAGAGCCTGTTGAATCGCCTGCCTCGCAAGCAGTTTGACAACGACGAGGAGTTCTATTGGAACGTCATTGGCTCCAGCCGTCGTAACATTCCTCTGGTTGAAGCCCGTGATGAGAACGGTGTAAAAGTCACCAACAACGGTGCTATGATTGGTGCAGGCACTGCACCCTTCGAGCTGGTATTCGATGAGGACTGGTTCGCTCTCGGTGAGTACATTGTAGGTAACTTGAACGAGGTTTACCAGTTCCGCATCATTGAGAATGCCCGCATGGAAGGTACTCGCGCCGTCTATAAGGTAGAGCTTGGCGGTGGTAATACCGACGGTGTTCCCGCTGAGCGTCTGCTTGCTGGTGAGCGTTTCTCCATTGAGGCAGCATTCGTTGAGCGTGAGCTGAGCCGCAAGGTAGGCGATGTACGTTTCTCGACTCCTGTTGCCATGCGCAATGAGTGGAGCACTGTACGTATCCAGCACAAGGTGACCGGCAACATGCTTGACAAGAAATTGGCAGTAGGTCTGCCTATTGTTAAGCAGACCAACGGCCGCTACACTCACACTGTTATTGACACCTGGATGTACTACGTTGACTACAAGGTCGAGGAGCAGTTCTCCGAGTACAAGAACAACGCCCTTGTCTTTGGTCGCAGCAACCGCAACAAGAACGGTGAATACACCAACATTGGCCGCAGCGGTGGTGTCATTAAGACTGGTGCAGGTCTGTTTGAGCAGATGGAGGTCGCCAATACTATGTACTACAGTGACTTCTCGCTACGCCTGCTGGAGAATGCATTGTATCAGCTGAGTGCCGCTAAGCTTGATTTCGGTGAGCGTAATTTCGTTATGCGCACTGGTGAGCGTGGTGCAGCCCAGTTCCACAAGGCCGTCAAGGAGGATGTCAGCGGATGGCTCCCCTTTGAGATGGATGCAACTGCAATGGGTGCCATCAAGAAGACTAACTCCGAACTGCACAGCACTTCACTGAGTGCCGGCTACCAGTTCACCGAGTGGCGTGCTCCCAACGGCTTGGTATTGAAGGTCGAGGTTGACCCGTTCTATGATGACCCTGTACGTAACAAGGTTGAGCACTACCTTGGAGGCCCTGCAATGAGTTACCGCTATGATATCTTTGATATCGGTACTATGGACCAGCCCAACATCCAGATTTGTGAGATTAAGGGCAAGCCTGAGTACCGTGGCTATCAAGCAGGTATGCGCAATCCGTTCCTGGGCACTTCGTACAATCCCTACATGAGCTATGATGAGGATAGCGCAGTCATCCACAAGATGGCACAGCTTGGAATCATGGTTCTCGATCCCACCCGCACCATGAGCATTATCCCCAACATGCTCTCTGCATAAGGATAGTTTTTTCATATGCATAAATAATTAATAGTTAAACGCCGCCTTCTTCCAGCCTCCTGAACACGTATCATCGTGTGACGGAGGCAGGCAGGAGGAGGAGGACCCAGGAGAACAAAAGAATGGCAAAAGAACAGAGTGAATTAAAAAACTGCCTGCGCAATGAACAGATTGTCATCAGGCATATTCCTAAACAGACAGGTCTTGTTGATAACCCGAAGCATGTCCTCTACGGAGGTCTCAGCGAGGGTGCCACACGTACCTTCTGTGTCCCTAAGTTGAAGAACGGTGCTTTCGTTAATGTGCTGACCAATGATGAGAAGAATTATCTTGAGCACGTTATGGGCCTTGAATACAATGCCCTTTCCGTGTATACCAAAGGTGAGGACAACTTCTGGTCAGATGCAAACACAGGGGGCATCAGCAGCATCACGTTGCGCAAGGGTGATACCTATCTCGACCTTAGTGACCCCAACGATTATATCCGTTACAAGATTGCGTTGGCCAACAAGGACTTCATTGCTTCGAGTATCGAGGAACTTGAGGAACACCCTAAGGCAACTTACCAGTTCGTTATCCTTAAATCGGATGATGAGACCAAGAGTGCAAAGCAGAACATGAGCAACACGATGATGAGTTACAAAGAGTTCGGAAAGATTGAGCATGATATGGATGCTATGCGCTTTATCATCCTCACCATCACAGGCAACGAAATGGACTACAAGACCACGGAGGAATACCTTCAGACCAAAATCAACGAGCTTATCCAAGCAGACCCGAAGTTGTTCCTCAAAGTTATCCGTGATGAGTTGTTCCCCAACAAGTTGCTTATCCGCCAATGCGTCAAAGCTGGACTGATTGCGCGTCGTGGTGACTTCTACTACAACACCGCCGACAACACCCCGTTGTGCAATAGTGGTGAAGACCCCACACTGACCAGTGCCGCAAGGTACCTCATGGGTCCGCGTCAACAGGAGCTTCTTTTCTCATTACAAAAAGCTGTCAAGGAACAGAAACAGTAACTATGACTATCCAAGAGTTTTCCACCGAGTTTGATCTGATGTATAACAACATCACCTCGTCACAGTCCCCTGGCCTCGATGAGTACGAGAAAAGCGTGTTTCTCACCCATGAGCAGGAGGGTCTTGTAACCGCGCTTTATACAGGTGCTGGTTCTTACGGTGGATTTGAACTCACGGAGCAGATGCGCCGCAGTCTTGACAGCCTGCTTGTGTCGGAGGTTCTTGAACCCACTGGCTTGAACTATGCTATGATAGCCAGCAACAGCACCTTCTTTGAACTTGATGATTCGTTGTGGTATATTGTCTACGAAGCCGCCAAGTACAAAGGAGACAGTAATGAGGACAAGAAGCCTTGCCAGATTGATGCCCGCAATTTTCCTGTGGAGATTGTTCCCGCAACCTATGACGAGTTTCATAGGATTAAAGGAGACCCATTCCGCGGCCCTTCAAAGCGCAGGGCACTGAGGTTCGATGTCGGTATTGTTGATGAACACCGTGTCATCGAAGTCGTTTCAAAGGATGAACTCAGCAAGTACTTTGTAAAGTACATAAGGCATCCGCAGCCCATCATCCTTGAGAAGCTGACAGACAACACCATCAATAAGCAGACAGGGCCTCTCGGTTGCGAGCTTCACGAATCACTGCACCGCATCATCCTGGACAGCGCTGTCAGAGCGGCAAAAGCTGCATACGTCGGCGCAGCAAGTTAACTTAGATAGTCAATAATAATGTATAACTAAAACTTAATCGATTATGTATTCTGTAAATCAAGTAAAGCATTTGTATGTCGTTAGTAAGGTTAACGACCCCGGTGAAAGTGGCAGTGCATCCCTTGCTGCCAATGACCCTGTTGGCACTCTTGCACAACAGACATCCGCTGATGGCTGGTTCATGTTCTTCAAGTATATTGGTAATGGTGGTGTAATCGCTACTGACCGTATCAAGAAGCGCAAAGTTAAGTGGGTAAGCTATAATTCAGCTGCCTCATTAAGGAAGAACAAGCGCAAGGTTGTCATCACTATGAACTCTGGAGTTAACAATGGTGCCCCTGTCATTGGACAGGACTACATTATCAACTTCGCGTTCAAGAACTATTTTGGAATGAGCGACGAAGATACCTACGAGAAGTATGCTTCTGCACGTGCATTCAGCAACAATGCAAGTGACCTGCTCATTAGCCTTGCAATCAGCGCAGCCAAAAACTTCTCCCGTGAGGTTGATATGCCTTTCACTATCACTGCAGGCGGTGTTGAGGTAACGCCCACAACCAAGAAGGAGGACTTCACTGGAACCGTTTCTGATATTACCCTTACCGAAGTTGAGCAGCCTTGGAATCTTGGCCGCATGAAGCAGACCCGTCCTGACTACAAGGTTCACTTTGTTCCCGTTGTTGTTGACAATCTTGAGCGCTATGATTGGGGCACTGCCACCGTAACAGAGGTAGCCGCTAACGGCTTTATCGGTAACGGTAAAGAGACTGCCGACCTTGAGTGGTTCTGCATGGGTGAGCGCGGTGACCAGTATCGTGGCAAAGATTGGCCTCTGAGTATTACCACTCCTGCTTCTTTGCTTGTCGATCCCACCAAGGAGTACAACTACCTGACCATCCACTTCTGGGATGATATTGACAATGAAGGTCCGCAGAAGTCTGAGCGTGATATGGTATTTGTTGCTGATTCTACCAATAATGTTGCGCTTAATACTATTGCAGTAACGGTTGCTACGTTTGCAGGGCTTGACCATTACATCGCTGATGGTGTGGCCACATCTATTTAAACCAAGCCCTAATCTACTCGATCCTGTATAACCTGGGCGGTGGTTCTGTAACCGCCGCCCTTTTCTATTTTAAACTATGCTACATTTTAATGAACTATACGTTACTGATGACAACAGTCATATCGTTATTGATGTTGAAATAGACAACTTTGACGAATATGCGCAGTGTTATATTGACAAAGTAACAGTTAATCTTGCTGAAGACTACTGTAACGGAACTGGTAACGGTGTGGTTGTTTACCGAGGCGGTTCAGGTCTGACATACGTTGATATGGATGGTGACGGCAAGATTACTGAACGTGATGTTGAGCAGATCAATAGGCTCAACATGTTCATGAAAAAGTTACGTCCAGACAAAGACGAGCTTAATAAGTATGATGTCAATCTTGATGGCAAGGTAGACCTTCACGATTATATCCTGGTTACTGATGCAATCCTAGGCCGAATACCTATGGAAGACAGGTATGATGTTAATAACGACGGGCAAAAGAATATATTCGATGTTAAAGTAATCATTGATTACATTAATTCCCTCATAACAAGTTCTAAGAGTCTGTTCACTGATAATGAATATACTGAGTTCATTGAGTTGTTCAATCTATATACAGATATTATTAACGATCCTTCCCGCAATAGTGTGCAATATAAGAGTCCAGAACCGATTCAGCACAAACGTTTATGTCTGAATAGTACTGATCTAATAAATCTTGATAATGCGGACATTGGCAGTTCATTATTTGTCGTGACAGCTGAAGCACGTGTTGACGGTAAGGCTGTTGAGATTGCAACTATGGGCTGTGGCTGGGATGAGAATACTATTACCGGTGTTGTTTATAACAGCAAACCTATCTACGATTCTGCTGTAAGGTACGCAAATGCACTCGGTGAATCCTGCAGCGACAGTAGTGCATCCGCATTTGAAGACTTTATTCTCAAGTACTACGGTTTTGATTTTGCATTACGATGCGGTGATGTCTGCCAAGCATTGTACTACTGGAACAATTATCTTAATTCAGGCTCATCATTCGGTCCAAGTATGATGGGCGGTAAAGGATGTGGATGTCATGGAACATACTGATAATTTGTATAGTAGCATTTCCAGATATTTTCATGTACTTGAAGAGGCTGGATACTATAAGAAAGAAGGTGTGCGAGGTCTACTTATTTATTTGTTCATCACTGAGGCAGTGTTTAACGGGCAGCTCAGTGAACACTTAGACGACACTGGCTTATCCGCGTTTAATCGTGCCCTGAATTGCTTATATAACAATGGCTGCATTATTGGACGCACAACACACTTCAGGTTTAGTAAACCCCGTGATGGCTCTTATTCACACAATCTCAGGCAGTCGCAACAGTACAGACAGCGCTCATCTGTAGATAATCCGCGTAAGAAAGAAGACGGTTCACTGCACCGTGGTGATACAATGTTTGATGTTGTCTGATTAGTAGATTACTTACCTTTAATTACAAATCCACTACCTCCATACGATGGTGGGTTTGTTGTTTTTATCTTTGCATAAACTATCGCGATATGAGTACTTACAGAGAAGTTACATACATGATCCTTGATGAGCTGAAGTTGCTCAGTGACGATGCTGTGTTTACGCAGGAGCACATCATCTGGCTTGCGAGCAAGTACCGTTCCATGTTGTTGAAACAACATTACAAGGACATTAAGAAGGATATTCCAGAAAGCAACTACCAGACTATCTGCCTTGACCTTAAGAAGGTTGAAGCCCTTGATGGGTTCCCTTGCGAGGAAGGGTATATGCTTAAGAGTGTGCAGGAAATCCCCGCATCCATTACAGCAGCATCCACCAAGGTTTATCCGCTTAACTTCTTCAAAGGTGAGCGCATTGCCTATGTTACTATGGACAGGATGAAATTCGTCGGGTACAACAAGTGGATGAAGGACATCATCTATTCTGCTCTTGGCCCAGACAATCATCTGTGGCTGACAAGCCAGAACCCGCAGTATCTGTATATGAAGAAAGCCAAAGTTACAGGCATATTTGACGACCCAGAAGCAGCGGCTGAATTACTCTGTGACGAGAACGGAAAGCATTGTGACATCCTTGATAGCCAGTTCCCTATCGAAAATGCATTGCTTCCCACTCTGATTGAGCTGTGTGTGAAGGAACTCTCTGGCAGTGTTTACCGTCCAGAAGACACAGCCAACAACGCAAATGATGACTTCGGCAGTATGTCTGCCCCGCAATCCACTAAACAATGACAGAGTTTGAGCAGTACATAAAAGACAGGAACGCCAAGGCAGGCAGAACCGTTGGTACAAAATACCTCAACAGTAAAAAATCTGTCTATGCTGCCATGAAAAAGGCTGGGCAAATAAACGTCGAGTACACCATCTTCAATAAAATCCTCAACAAAGTGGGTGAGAAAGTTTGGGAGTATGTTTACGCGGGTCATCATATTGCAGTTCCATTCCTGTTCAATATGGAAGTTGTGCCCAACAAGATAGGGTGGCCGAAGGCTATAGACTGGAAACGAACCCACGAATGGTGGTGTGTTGACAGCGATGCATTCCGTGACAGGCTGTTAGTCCGCAGAAATCCGACCAGGAACATACTGCGTATCAGACACAGCACCATAAGCAGGAGCAGAAAACAGTGGTACTGGCCATTGATGCTGGAGATCAGACCAAGTAAAGGAAGGGTAAGAGAGATAGAAACAAAATACACTTTGCAATGAACAAAGAAGTTAGATATATCAATATACGTGAAGCCTTATCAAGAACATTAAGGCACCCATTGCTTCAGGATGTTAATCTTGAGCAGGTGGTGCAATACACTATAGACTTTATAGGAATATTCGGGCTTCCTCAAATGTATCAGCATAAAGAGGTAACTCTAAAAGTTGATGCATTCCGTTGTGAACTTCCTTGCGACCTTATAAGTATTGAACTTGTGAAGGACTGCAAAAGCGGTATTAGCCTGCGCAGTATGACTGATGTATTTAACCCGCAGCGGAATCATCCTTACTTTGGGGAAAGAAGAAGATTCCACGAGTTAAGTTTTAAGACGCAGGGAAGAACTTTGTTCACATCTTTTGAACACGGAATGATTAGCATAGCATATCTCTCAGTTGCTGTTGATGAAACTGGAATGCCTATGCTAATAGATGACCCCATCTATATGCTTGCACTTGATGCTTATATAAAAAGAGAAGTGTTTACAATTCTGTTTGACCAAGGCAAGTTGCAACCGGCAGTGCTCCAAAATGCTGAGAAAAGGTATGCATATGCTGCTGGAAGACTCGGTGCACACTTCAAGATGCCGTCACTGAGTGAGATGGAAAGCATTACAAGGATGTGGAATCAACTTATTCCCAGAATGCATGAATTTGACCGTCAATTTGAGGCTCTTGGTAACCTTGAAGCTACAAAGAATGGCGGAGATGTTCCTGCTGTACTCGATCTTATTCCTGCAACAATTAAGCCTGAAGACGCTAAGCCAGAAAGTGGTGATAAAGTTACGAGCACTGTTGAAGTTGTTCAGAATATCGAGATCAATGAAGGTGGTGATGATCCTACTGTTGAGAACGAGACCCTCGTATGGGATGATGATAAAGAGAATTGATTATGCAGGAAATCAGCAAAATAGAACGCAAAGGGGTTACCTATGACATCAAGGACAGGGTTGCCAGAGAGCTTGTTGTAAACAAATACAGCAAGCCTTCAGACGGCATTCCTGCCAGTGACTTGTCAAAGGATTTGCGTGAGACAATAGAGAAAGTTACTGACGCAATACCTTACCTTCCGGACAAGACATCAAAGCTGGTGTACGGCCAAGGTAACCCGTTCGGATTCATTATTCCTCTTGTCATACGCACAATAACCATAGATGACGGTGTGTTGTCAACGGCAGATGCTGATTTCATTCCTTCAGATTCATATCCGATATCACTGGTACTTGACAACGGTGAATCCCAGATAAAGCTTATAATATCCCACAACAGAAACAATGTCGTTGTGCAGGATTCAGGCTCAATACCTGTTGGTGTCTATTCGATGGCTGTCGTATGTAAAGACAGTGAAGGGAATCAGTATCGCTTTAAAGAAAACCAAAGGCTGTATATTGTAACTGATGATATAAAACACATCCCTGGAGAGATCAGGTATTTGGATGCCGCTGTATTTTTTGCAAGCGGAAATGCTGACCGTGGTATTGCTGAAATAACGACTGAAGAAGACAGCACCTCCACAACCGTCACATTTCTCCTTACAGATGGAGACACGGTATCCTTCAGTGTCACAAAAGGCATCGAGATGCTTGTTGACCAGAATTGGGACATCACCAGTGAGCGAGCCATCGCCAACAAGGTGGTGACTGGATTCCACGATTATGTGATGGGCAAGGAGTCCTATGTCAGCGGCGAGACGCTTAATATCGAGTGGTAACAACAATATTAACAATAAACAATAAAAACAGAAAACGATGGCAGACATTAGTAAAATTAAAATCAACAATGCTGGTTATGACATCAAGGATGCTATAGCGAGGGCTGGCTTTGCCTATGCTAGTGTGATTAGGGTCAATAATGACGAGGATTTGCAGACAAGGCTGGTGTTTTACAAGGACGCCGCCAAAACGCAGGAACTCGGTTCCTTCGACCTTTCATATATGAACCTCGAAGGTTTGTTAGCGAAACAAATCTATGTAAGAGAGGGTGTTGCTACACCCATGATTGGCATAGATAATATAGAGGATGGCATTGCTGACTCGACTTATATCATCGTGAAAAAGGTCAATGGCAAACCAGTGTTCGTATTCGGCAGCACTGCTGACGGAAGCCTCGGAACCGCTAAAACAGAGGTCACCCTTCCTGTCGGCGCAAGCGGAGAAGTTGCCCTAAAGAGCCAGGTTGACGCGGTTGCTGACGACTTGGCTGCTTTGGTAGGCACTGGCGATGTGTCAGCAGCAATCGACTCATTCAATGAGGTTGTGAATTTCTTGAACGGCATTGACAAGACAGACCCCACGCTAGCCAACCAGTTGCTCGGTATCAATGACCGCATTGATGCTATCGAGGCAGTCAGCGGTACTGTTGATGAGGCACTGAGCAGCACGTCAACCAACCCTGTTCAGAACAAGGTTATCAATGGCGCATTGGATAACAAGGCTAACAAGAGCGAGTTGACTGTAACTGCTGTCGCTGGCGATACGACGAAGAAGACCATTCAACTCAAGTCTGGCACATCGCAGACCGTTGTGGTTGAGCATCAGGATATTAGCGGCAAGGCTAACAAGAGCGAAATGTCAGTGTCAAAGGGTACTGGCACCAATGCAGGTAAGACTACCATCACATTGACAAGCGAAACAGGCAAGAGCGCAACTGTGCTTGATAGCACTCATCCAGCCGCAAGTATTACAGATGCCAACAAGACTGCATGGAGCAACAAGCAATCTGCGATTAACGATCTTGATACCATCCGCAGTGGAGCGGGGAAGGGCGCTTCTTCGGTGCAAACCGTTAGTCTTAATAGCGGGACTCCTCAATCGCCAACGGACGGTAATGTCAATCTTACCGTTGTCACTGGAATCCAATTCGACGAACAATCACATTTTGGTCTAGTTCAACTCCCTGTGTATGTTAAGAAAGCGGACTATGATACAGCCATCGAAGATGTATATCAAAGCATACCACAAGAGTTGGCAGACCTCACTGATGATGCAACACATAGGCTTGTCACTGATACCGAGAAGTCAACTTGGAACAACAAGCAAAACGCCTTGACCTTTGACAATGTTCCTACAAAGACAAGTGCCAACCCCGTCAAGAGTGGCGGTGTGTACAGTGCCTTGGCAGACTTGTATGACGGCTATGACTCGACAACTGAGACCATTTCGTTCACCTTCCCGACTGAATAACTATGGCGATTGCGAGAAACATATCCATCAACAACGATACCTACGAACTTGAGCCTGCTAAAGGGCAAAGAGTGTATGTAGGCACTTGCTCTACGGCTGCTGCAACCAATCCAAAGGTATGCACGGTGGAGGATTTTCCCGTTGATGAGAATGATAAGCCGTATGCAGGCACTGAGATCGTCGTCAAGTTCACGGCGACCAATTCCTCTACAAGCACGACACCTCAGTTGAATGTTAATGGCACTGGTGCAATCAGAATATGGTACAACAATGCGGTATTGGCATCCGCTAAGAGTGCCTATGCTGGTTACGCCAACAGGTATTTGCACTATGTGTATGACGGCACTTATTGGGTGTTTATGGGGCACAGTGTAGATAATAACAGCACATACAGCAATGTTGCGCTAGGCCAAGGTTACGCTGTACAAAATAACTCTGCTGCTTCCGCTACCATTACTGCCACCTTGGGAAGTTATGCTTTGACCGCTAATGGTATTGTAAGTGTTAAGTTCCTTTATGACGTTCCTGCAAATGCTACTCTTAATATCAACTCAAAGGGTGCAAAGGCTATCTATAATAAGGATGCTGCAATTACGTCAGGAGTGATTAAGGCTGGTGACACTGCGACATTTATATACAATACTTACTACCATTTGATTGCTATAGACAGTTGGCAAGACAAGCAGGATGCTATCAGTGATTTGGCGACTATCCGCAGTGGGGCATCTAAGGGTGCTACTGCCATACAACAAGCAGACCTTGCTGCTGTTGCGACAAGTGGCAGTTACAATGACTTGACAGATAAGCCTGTTATCCCAACTGCTGTTACTGTTGATTCAACTATCACGCAGAATGGTACTAACCCAGTTCAAGGTGGTGCTATTTATAGCGCGTTGGAGGACAAGGCTAATAAGAACGGTGATCTTAACGAGAAATTTGGAGTTTCTAAATTAGAAGTTTATGACTCCACACTTGATGGATTGATTGCTGTTGATTTAGAAGGCGATGAAAATACTATATTGAGTTTAGCCTTCACTGATGATTATTGGTTCGGTTCAAAGGTAATAATGAACTTTCCTGATGACGGGAACGAACATACTATTGCATTCGCAGAAGACTTCGCCAATTATGTTCCATCAACCCGCACTGTTAATGGCAAGGCATTGTCAAGTAACCTAACTCTTAGTGCTAGTGATGTAGGTGCATTGCCCAGTAATACACATATACCTAATGATATTAAAGTAGGTTCAGTTGCTGGTAAATTGTATCGTAATGATGTAAATGGTAGTGGTAATTTTACTGTGAAAGGTAACTCAGGTTGTATACCTAATCTTACATCTGGAACATTTCTTGTATCAATTTATGCAAAATCTGCTACGCAATCTTATACGTTTAGATTTAATTTTGGCAGTATAACTTATGATTTAAGTACGACAAATGGAGAAATTAATGATGTTAGACAAATTACTATACCATCAGATGGAACATTTAGTGGTAGTGTATTAAATGGAAGTGTGGCATCAGGAACCATTCTCTATGTTGTTATGTACAACTACCTTACTCCTGTAAGTACTGTTGGGCCCGCTGCTGTTACAAATAGATATTCTGACTTAGATGGAACACCTACTATTCCTACGAAGGTTAGCCAGTTGATTAATGACAGTGGCTTCACCTCAAATACTGGCACTATCACGGGCATAACCATGAATGGTGCAAGCAAGGGTACAAGTGGTATTATTAATTTGGGTACGGTTATAACTGATGTAAGTGATAAGGCGGACCTTATAGGTCAATCGGTTCTTACCCCCAACCAATGGCCCCGTGTGCTGCTCTACAGCATAGACCCCACGTTGTCCACCAAAGATGCAGAATTAGGGGATATCATCGTTGTACAGAATACTGTGACCGGCAAACCCAGGCTAAGCCTGCTTTATGGAGTAGGAAGAGAAGTTATCCTCGGTGAACCCGTTTATGGCATCATCTACATCGACAAGCAGACCGGCAACCTGTATCGCTGGGACCAAGAATGGATACCTGTGGGTCCTCAATTCAAAACCATCAACGGAGAAAGTATTGTAGGTACTGGAGATATTGACACTTACAAGGTGAAGCGCTTTGAAGATGAAGATTGGTTAAATTATACTACAATGCGCAGCGGTGACCCTGAATTACCCTACGGCTCATATGCTAGTTGGTTTCTTGTGGACTCTTGTAGTGACTACCCAGGCGGTAGACCAACAGCGCTTGCGGGTTATTTAACTGAAATCTATACTCGTGGAGCTGAATATTCGCTGACCAATACAGAACTTGGCAAAATATGGGCAGACAGGTTTGGTGATATAAATGAAGAATATGGAAAACCTGTATTTTTTGACTTGGCGAATAATAAGGTATATTTGTGCTCAATGAGATACACAAATGCAACTATGACAAGTTTTGATGTTGATAGAGTTTGTGATTTCACTTTTGACAGTACCCAAGTTTACTCAATCGACCAAATTTTCGGTACCCATATTTATTTTACAATGAATTTGGTTCATTATAAGAAAGTACCAAACACCACATTAGGGAGCCTTGATGAGACAGCTTGGTTATATTCTATTTCTTTAAGGCATGTGTACCATGAAACAGTTAATCATGAAGAGAAATTATTCAATCAGGTTATAACCATGCTTAACAACTCTGAGAATGTTGATAAATGGGCTAGTTCTGAATACACTTATGAGACATGTTATTTTTATAACGGTTATGGTTATTATGCACCTCAGAGTGGTATCTTAACAGAAGTACACGCGCTGTACACACCTTGTGTATTTTGGGACTTGACAGGTTATGGTGGTCTACCACGTTTCCTTATAAAAGGAACCGTTTCGACCAGAAATCTTACTTGTACCCAAGATATGAATCTTATGAACCAAGTCCCAATATCAGGAAGATTTATTGCTGGGATGGATAATATGCCGTTGAGTATTCGCGCAAATGTCCTCATTGCTGACAATAATCCTCCAATTTTGGCGAATCATACATATGAATTTAATATTTATCAACGCGAGTTTCATCTTATTGATGTTACTGGCAGTATGACAGATTACTAATTATGAGTGAATTAACTAGACGTAGAATACTAACTTCAACCACCAGCAGTGGTGATAGTGATCACCAGTGCATATTTGAGGTAAAGTGGCCTAATGGCTCAGATTTAAACTTTGGAGCGAATTATATCAAGAAAGTTAACTGGCCATCGGGAGTAACACAGATTGCTCCATATGCCTTCGTGGATAACCGAATGTTTACCGAATTTGATATACCAAGCACAGTAACAACCATCGGTGATTACGCATTTGCTCGTACACGTATACAAAATGTGGTCATTCCAGAAGGAGTCACTACTATAGGAAAACGTGCGTTTTCTGCTGAACTTGTAGCCAATGAAAGGGAAGCTAACATTGTTTCGGTACAGTTACCAAGTTCTTTGAGAAGTTTGGGGACAAATGCTTTCCAGTACCAAAAGTCTCTAAAGACATTTAATATCCCATCAGGGATTGGCAAAATTCCGAATGCTTGTTTTTCTTATTGTTGTTTTTTATCAAGCACCAAAGGAGCGGTTATAGACATACCTGAAGGTATCACAGAAATAGGACTTGATGCTTTTGAAATGACTTACTATGTAAGTAAGGTAACACTCCCATCCACACTTACAAAAATCGGTAGTTATGCTTTTTATTATTGTGGTTACAATTCTTCTTCTAGTTCTAATGTGTTGACTACACTCGTTATCCCGAGTGGAGTAACTAGCATCGGAACTGGCACTTTCAGTTATATGAAAACCTTAACAGAAATCACAGTACAGGCAACAACACCACCGACATTAGGGTCAAACGCGTTTAACAATACAAACAACGCACCGATTTATGTACCAGTGGAAAGCGTTGATGCATACAAAACAGCGACTAATTGGAGTTCATACGCAAGTAGAATCCAAGCAATACCTAGTTGATAATGAAACAGTATTATAAAATCATAAACGGAGAAGAGGTTTTCTTTACTGGAAATGTACTGAAGACCACTGAAGAAGTTGATGGCAAGGTTGAAGTTGTAACGACAATCAACCCAACTGAGGAGATGATGCTTGCCGCTGGTTGGCTCGTGTGGGAAGAACCTGTTATTGAACCTACACAAGAAGAACTGGTGGAACGAGCCAAGAATAGAAAGATTACAGATATTGACATATATGATGAAAGTGAGAACGTCAATGAGTTCTATCTTGGTGGTGTCCCCATGTGGTTGGATGCACCTACAAGGCAGCAGTTACGAATAAGCATAGAGGCTTACCAAGCCACTGGTGCTGAGACAGTGACAAAGTGGTTCGGAGGTCAGCAGTTCACTTTCCCGACAAGCGCATGGTTGCAGATGCTTAACGCACTTGAGGTCTATGCTGCGGAGGCTCTTAATGTCACCGAGGCACACAAGGCTGCGGTGATGGCTATGGACAATGTGGAGGACATCGAAGCCTATGACATCACGGCGGGTTATCCAGAGAAACTTAATCTTATGGCAAGTTAATAAACAATAATGAGACAACAAGCGTTATATAAAATATTAGGAATGCAAAAGGATGTTGCAGATTCTTCTGCTGACAAACAGCACGCTTACCATCTTCAGAACATGAGGCTGAGGCACAGTGACACAAACACATTAACGGCACTTGTCAATGAAGAGGGTACGCTGAAGGCACGCGACAAAGATCAAAACATAGTAAACATTAAAGGTACGGTAATCGGGTTTAACACAATTAATGAAACCGCCGTGCTGTTCACACATGAGGAAGAGGGCGTTGACTATATTACCAACATCAACCCTGATGAACTGATTAAGGTTGACGAGACCAGCGAAGATCACATGCCTAAATTCGCTAAGCCTAATACTCTGCATCCAGTGCTATGCTCGCTTGATTGTCTCATCAATGGAGTGACTCAGTCTTACTTTGCCGGTAATATATCACTCAGTACTACCACAGCAAATACAGAACTTTTAATAACTATAGCCATAACAAAGTTCTTCGGTGTGGCTTATGACCCGAATAACTACAATGGCGATGATGAATCGATAGATATCACGCTTGGTTCTGGTACAGATAATTTCTCTATCAGGAAGCCTAATTCTGCGCAGGATTTGTATAACCTGAAAATATCCAGAAAAGATGCTTATGCTGTATCCTCTCGGCAGCCATACGTATTCTATATCAGGTTTCATCGTCCTGATGGTGTCGACAGGACTAATCCTATTGATTACTCATGTTCAGTTGCACTATCCTCTACCGACATTGTACAAACCAGTGACAACGTTCCAAGTTCGCTTATTGGTGCAAATATTAATGTAAATATCCACGTTCCTTCTATAGAAGATGACGGTGGCGAAACACCGACACCTGATCCGACTCCTGACCCAGATGATAACACAGTAATCTGTGACTACGATGAGGATAAGCAAGACAAGGTTTGTGACCACATCTACCTAATCACAGCTGAGAAGAGTAATCGCGTTGTCGAAGGTAACAATGATATTATTGCCAACGTGTTTGAATACTTCCGTGGCAATCTTGGATTCAGTACTGAGTATCCCATTGAAAGTACTGTATACTTCGAAAACGAGAAGATAAAAAAGATATACTGGGTTGACGGTATCCATCCGATGCGTTATGCGAACATTGCAGACAAGAACGGTGATAAACCGTGGACATCTAATCTTCTGTTTGACTCTGTTCCTATCCTGCATCTGCAAGAACGTGTAACCATTGAGCGTAACAGCACAGGCGGAATGTTCCCTAGCGGTACTGTGCAGTGGGCTTTCACTTACATGAAACGTTATGGTGCAGAAAGCAACATCGCATGGATTAGTCCTATTCACTACTCCTCGCCAGATGACCGTGGTGGTGCTCCTGGTGAGAACTGTGCAAACTCCTTTACGCTCACAATAAAGAAGTATGAACCTGATGGTCGGTTTGACTACATCAGGCTATACCACATAGTACACACTTCATTTGACGCAGAAGTAGCAGTACGTAGGGTTGCTGATATACCTGTACCGACTGCCAACGCAGACGGGACTTACCCGCCGATAGTGTTCACAGACACCAACACTACTGGCGAAGTTGTTGACCCCAATGAGTTGTTGTATCTTGGTGGTATCAGTGTTTATCCGAACACACTCGAACAGAAGAGCAACACATTGTTTCTTGGTAACCTGAAGCAGCAATTCCACAATCTGCGTGATGTTCTGGAGAACACAATACCGTTTGGTCAGCAAGACGAGTCTGTACAATTCGTACTTCACAAATCTGATATATCCTCTGATAAGTTCTCAGGATACTACAGCCACGAGAATCAGTTAAAGTCTGATTCATACAACATCACATCATTCCAACGTGGTGAGGAGTACAGGTTCGGATTCCAAGCGCAAGATAAAACAGGAAAGTGGAGTGATGTATGGTGGCTTGGGGATTACACGAACTCCGATGTATTTCCTACATTTCAGAGCGGTATGTTAAACACTGTACATGCCACATTCAGCCTCAACACCAATGTAGTCACTAAACTACGTAAAGAAGGATACAGGAAGGTGCGCCCTGTTGTTGTATACCCTAAACCTTGGGAGCGCAACATCTATACTAGCGGTCTGCTTAATCCTACTGTGTATAACGTGAAGGATAGGGCAAGTAATGCGCCATTTGCACAGAGTTCATGGTTCCTTAGACCATTCTCTCCGATTGATTTAACATCACTCACATTAGATGGATTGAGTGCCAGTAACAAGGATGCTTATGGGAACTACATCTGGGATACAACAAACGGCTACACAATCCCATCACCTGAATTTGATAATGGCACAGGCAACTTTTACGGAGGAATGGACTCAGGCAAGATGCTTGCATCAATAGCGATAGACCCGAGACTGTTTGTGTCTTACGATGCAAGTACTCACCAATCAAGATTTGATTTTGATGAGTTCACCAGGTTTGGCTCATGGGCAGAGTTCCGACATAATCATCCGCTTGGTGACAGCCAGCAGAGGAATGGTGAGTTGCCCACAATGTATAACCGCAGACCAAACTTCAGAAGTGTGCAACGTCAAGGAACACAGAATCAGAAGTATTCGTTGACGTTCCCGTATACAGGCTCATCCGATGAACTGCGTAAGAAGTTTACAAGCACTGTGCCAGACTTCTTCTACGTTGACCAGAGTATATTCACAATGAACTCTGCGGATATAGACTTCGACGATGCTTTGCAGGCAACCAAGTTGGATGATTGTAAGATGCGTATTGTTGGACTTGTACCCATCAATTCATTTATTTCCAGCTATGACATTATGACCAGTACTCCACCTAACAAGTTCTATACAGAAGAGAACAATGGTATGGTTATAGCTCCTGGCTTGTATGCTTCCGAGATAGTCGGATCGAAGATGACTGATGTTGGACAAGGTTGGAAATCACTTATCAATGCACCGTTATGGTTTGATGACATCTCGTGGAACAGCGTTGAGGATGTAAAGTCATATAAGAACGATGCTGCAACTCCAGTCGGGTTTGCTGTATACCCGTGGCAATGTCAAGGCTCATTGAACAATGACAGTATTGGTTCGAGGAAGACGTATCCAACTGACACAAAGGAAGACAAGAAAGAATCCAAGAACAACACTGGTGATAACTATATATCAGCAGAACTTAAAAGCAAAGTTCTTGCGAACCTGCACTACAGTTGGAGGACTTGCTACATTAAGAATCTCAGTGTTGCTAATGACATCAGTGTAAAAGCAAAGACTGTACTTGATGAACAGCAAGTATCTCTTACCAACATAACTGAGCCTGATAACAGTGAACTTGGCTCTCTTCACTACTTCGGCAGTGTCGATAAGTTGATAACGCCAATAAGCGGATTTGTCACTGATGTTAACGGTGACAGCGAGACTGCAGTCACTGATGCATTCAAGTATCCGCTTACACGCTATGGCGGATATCCTAAGATGGTTACCTTCATTCCGTATGCGCAACATTCGATACAACATGGTGAAGATGACTATCCTAATAAGTATGCTTTCTCTACGCCATACATACCGCTTAGTGCAGCAAGCACAATCAACGGATCAGCAATGAGTTCCTATATTGCGGGTACAGGCATATCTTTGATGGTTGAACTTCCTGACCTTAAGAAAGGTGCTGACAGAACCATGTCATCTGTGCCTATCAAGTACAAGTCTGGTAATCACATTGTTGTTGCACTTGATTATATAAAAGAGGGCAATGATAAAGTACAGAGTTGTCTTGACAGATACGTGCAATACAATCATTCCTCGGTAAATACTGGCTACCCATTCTGGGACAAAAGTGCTGATAAATTCAAGGCTGTCGACCTGTTCAACTCAAATGATGTATTCGATGCTGGGGAAGTCACATTATCAACTTATAGCTACGGCAGTTGTAGTTTTAATTATACTAAGTTCTTCAGCGGTCAGATTACACTTGACAATTATGTAGACAACCTGTGTGGCTATCTTTACCTGGGGCAACTGTATAGAGATACCGTTGTCAACAGATTTGGTGGAACTACGGAAGAAGCTATTGAGCAGAACCTGTGGCTCCCTGCTGGCGAGGCTGTGTATCTTAAGTCAGACAATGCAGCAACTCTTGAATGGAGTGCTGGCGATACCTACTACCAAAGATATGACGCGTTAAGGACTTATCCGTTTACAGAAGAAGACCAAAACAAGGTAATCGACATTGTGTCCTTCATGACCGAAACGCATATCAATATTGATGGTAGGTATGATAAGAACCGCGGGCTGAGTGACAACAATCATGTCAGACCAACAAACTTTAACCAACTGAACCGTGTGTATTCTCAGCAAGATAACTTCTTTACTTATCACACTATCAATAGAAAGAAAGTACAGTTGGATGTGTTTGAATACAGCTTTACTTGGACACTGAACAAAGTTGCTGGCGCACTCCGTGATGAGTGGACAAGACTGACACTTGCTTCTACGTATAACTGTGATGGCAATAAAGGTTCACTTAACCGTATAGTCAGACTTGATACGCAGTTAGTAGCCTTCCAGGATAGTGGCATTGCTCAGATACTGTTTAATGAAACATCTCAAATGCAAGCAGCAGATGGGCTTCCGTTTGAGCTTGCTAACAGCGGAAGAATGCAAGGACTGCGTTACTACACCACGGAAGTTGGATGTCAGAATAAGTGGAGTATTGCTGTTCAACCAACAGGCATCTATTGGGTTGATGCAAGAACAAACAGTATGAACGTGTTGGCAGACGGCATTCAACCCGTATCGACTACTAAAGGAATGTACACTTGGTTTATAAACCGAAGTGACCTTGGTATAATATGGCATCCAGGTGAATGGCAAGGACTGTTCATGCATTCCGATAAAACGACTGGTGAACTTTTCCTTACCGGGAATGATACTTGCTTGTGCTTTGATACAATGACAGGTGAGTTTACCAGTTTCTATGATTATCAGAACACTACAGCGATGTTTGCAATAAATGATACAGTATTCACTGTTGCTCCTGATCGCAGTACGCCTGAATCAATCATCAATCTGTACAATGGTAAGTTGTATACTGACCACATCTGGTTGCATAGAAAGAATATCAACAAGCACTGCTTCATCTACAATAAGCAATACTCAGCAAGTGTAGAGATTATCTGCAACAGTAACAATCAAGGCAACGACTATGGCACAGATAAGATATTCGACAACCTTGAATGGCGAGCTGATGCTTGGGAACGCAATGATGGTTGGGATTATAAACCGTTTGTGACTTTTGACAATCTCAGTGGCAATGACCATTATCAACGCTTTGAAATGGAACTCAATGCAGTCAATGGTGATGCTCCTGACAACAATACACCGCAGCTTGACAATCCAGCAAAACCTGTTAATCTGCGCAAGAAGTTCAAGGTATGGCACACCACTATGCCGAGGGCTAAAGAGCAAGATGCTGAAGGCAACTGGGTACAAACACGTGATCGTGTTCGTGACACATGGTGCCACATTAAACTCGAGCTGACTCCAGAACTCAGTAAGTACAGACATATTTTACACGACATTATAGTAACGTATTTTATATAAGATATTATGAATAATTATCCACAATATATTCATGTTCCGACTACGGTGCCTGTTCAGCGGTACTTTGCTGACCCGTATGTATACACCAACAGATATGATATCGGTGGCCTCATAAACGATGCTGCGGGCAAGCTTGGTAATGTGTTTGGAGGACAGGGTTCAAAGATTACCGCTGGTCTTGGTAAATTCGGGCTTGATGCAACAAGTATAGGTGGTGCTGTGGGTCAAGGTCTGTACTCTATTGGTATAGGCAAGTTTGACCGCGGTACTGGTGCAGGAAAAGCAATCAGTGGTATAGGTAATGCAGTCGGTGGCATTGTTGGTAAAGTGAATCCTTTGCTGGGCGGTATTGTCAAGGCAGGCTCTGGTCTCGTCGGTGGTCTCGTGAATCGCATTAGTGGTTATCACCTCAACGATGCTACAATCAATGCTATCAACAATGATGTCAATGAGATGAATAACACCCGTGTTACTGATTCCAGCAATGAGAGCATCGCAAACCAAGCTGCTGCACAGAACTGGGGTAGCGCGTTTGATATCCATGACATAGGCAGTTGGGGCTGGGCAGCTAAAGGCAAAGTAGAGAATGAGTACAACAAACTTCAGAAAGCAATGGCAAGCGGTCAGAACTACATGGCTGCAAACTATGATAATGCTGAAACAAACGTATCTAAAAATATGATGAACAACTTACTGATGAACAGTGCTGCCTTCGGTGGCTACTTTGATAACCCATTCTCACATCCAGGCAGCGGTGCTGTGGCTTATGGCATAGAGCAACAGAACCTTGCTAACCAGCAGCAGATGATAGGACAAATGCAGCAGCAAAACCAGATGCAGCAACCCATGCAGAAGCAGTATGGTTTCGGTGGCTGTATGCCATTCTGCTTTGGTGGCAGATTCTTCTCTGGCGGTGGTTCACTGAACAACCATGGCAGTGACTTCACCAACGGTCTCATTTACATCGAGAACGGTGGCACTCATGAGGAGAACCCTTATCAAGGCGTACCTATGGGCTATGACAGCCGTGGTGTTCCCAATGTTGTTGAGGAAGATGAGGTCATCGCGCCTAAGAGATTGCTCGGTGATGGAGGTGACAGTGACTATGTTTTCTCCAACCGCATTACAATCACTGACGAGTTTGCAGACAAGTATCATCTGCCTCATGGTATCAGCGTATCCAAGGCAGTTGAAGTATTCACCAAAGAAAGTAGGGAGACACCTAATGACCCGATACATGAGAATACAAACAAGAAGTTCCTCGCAGAAGCACGTGACATGCAGGAACAAGTCAAGGCTGAGCAACAACAGCAACAGATGGCGATGGCTCAGCAGGTTATGCAACAGCTTCCTCCTGAGCAGCAGCAAGCTATGGCACAGCAAGCCATGCAGCAGGAAGGTGAAATGGCTATGCAGGAACAGGCACCAGAAGCAGCTATGATACAGCAGGGGCCTGAAACGTCCCAACCTTCGATGGTGGCATTCGGAGGCAATCTGTTTGCTCCTGGCGGCAGGCTCATCACCCTCGGTGACATCCCTAGAGGCTTTGTTGATGAATATGGTGATACTATTGTCTCCTTCCCTAGTGGCAACAGAGTTCCACTTAGCACAGCTTATACTGAATATGCTCCTACTCACGTCTACGTAGAAGACATCCCTCATCTTAGCGATTATATGATGAGGCAGGAGCAGCCTGATATTGCCACTACTAGAGAGGTGATTAATGAGCAAAACAGAAGAAAGCGTCGTGGCAGTCAAGAGGCAATTAACTCCGCATACTGGACTGGCGCCAACCTTGCTTGGCTTATGCCTGCAATAAAAGGCTTGTTCGATTATACAGCTGGCTCAGGCGCTGCTGATGCTGTGTTGGGTGCTGTTGAGTCTGGTCCATTTAAAGGGTTTCCTAACACTCCTGGTGAATTTAATCAAGCATTCAACTCAAATCCATACTTATATGGAAGACTACATAGATGGATTCGAAATTCTGGCATTCCTGAAAAGATTGCGTCTGGTCTGAACAAGGCTGAAGACTTTGCTGGCAAAGTTGTCGACTACTTCAATTCGGATGATGCTTATCCCGAAGCTGCTATACCTGGTGGTGGTGCCTTTGGTGGTGCTGGTGGTGGCGGAGAGTGGGGTGACGGCCCAGAATATCCGCTATCGGAGCAAAGAGCTGACAATATTGTGGATGACGTTGTTTTTCCAGTTGTGACTCAGCTTCCAGCACGGCATTCTTTCGGTGGTAACCTCTACAGTAATGGCGGATACTTCCAGCCTGTGAATATGTTTGCTACACGTGGTAGCAAGCCTGCAGGAAACCAATATGCTGATGGTTACAACGCATACAGGGCATGGGAAGCGTATATGCTCCCAATAATCGGTGACTTGTTCAGTGGATTAAATGGCAAATCACCAGAAGAGGTTGAAGCGTTCCTAAAACAGGTCAACGAACTTCAGGATGCATACGATGCTGCTAACCTCTACGGTGACGATCTCAGCATCGCTAAGTATGATGATAAGTATGGCACAGTACAGAGGCTTGCACAAGATCTTGGTCTGAACAGTGCCTTCACTGATGACTTCTTTAACACAGCAATACAACCTGGTTCATACAAACGGCAAACCACTGACAACCCTACACGGTTCGTTCCTGATAACTGGAATGGTGGTCTTACCAAGTTACGCAACTTCGGTATTCGTATTCCTGAAAGTGACAACGATTGGGGTAAGTTCCGCGATACTATTCGTGATACTCTCGGCATTGAAGCATACCTTCCTGCAGGGAGTGACGTATACCGCTATAAACTTGTCAACAGTCCAACAGATAAAGGATATCTTACTGAAAGTGAGTTAGACGATTTGCAGAACCAGGAACAGGAAGCATACACTCCTGTTGGTGACGGCTCTAATCCTGAGGAAGATACTGATGACCGTTATCAGTTCAACCCAGCCATTGACGGCAGGTACACCATGCCTTGGCTTAGCACAGCAGGCCGTGACCTTCCTATCTGGGAGGCTGGTCTTGCCCGTCTGCTTGACGACATCGGTCTTGCCCCCAAGCCAGACTATACATATGCAAATGGTCTTGAGGAACTTGCAAGGCAGTCACAAGGTTACATGCCTGTAAGTTACAAACCTTCAGGTGAAAGGATGAAGCCAGTGCTGTTTGACCCATATCAGCCTATGCTCAACGCAGATGCTCAATATGGTACAGCAAGCCGTGCAATCCAAGATAACAGCAACGGCAACGGAGCTGCTGCAAACGCCGCCCAAGTTGCTCTTGCAAGGAACGCTATGATAGGCAACGGCGCTATCGGTGAGACTGGTCAGAAGTTCAATGCAGATCAGTACCGTAACATGCTTGACTTTAACCGTACCACCGATATGCAGAACAGTCAAGGCATACTCAGTGCAGATGCGCAAAATGCCCATAACTGGGCTCAGGCACGCAACCTGTTCGGCTACAGAATGGAGGATGCTTTGCAGGCACGCAAAGCTGAAAAGGATGCTGTTGACGCAATCAAGCTCAACAACCGCAAGATGTTCACAGATGCTGTTGCAAAGAAAGCAAAGGAGAACATGTACTTCAACATGGTCAACCACAATCCTGCAAACGGCGGCTATGGTATGGACCCGCGTTATGGCAGTCCTATCTACAACGGAGCCTTTGAGAACGGTACACCCTGGTGGGGTAACCCGAACACAAGGCAGGCTGGTCAAAGACCAACAATGGCGACCAATCCCTATGTCCAGAACCAGCCGTTCAACTTCGGTTCATTTCTTAATGGTTTGTTTAATCCTTATGGTTAATATACTATGCCTAATTACAGTTTAGTCGCAGGGGTCACCTATGACCCGCTAACATATCAAGAGATTGCTGTTCCTGTCAAGGAAGCCGCTGACTATCACCAGGCTTTGCAGGATAAGTATGACGAGCTGAACATGACCACACAGATGTATGACCGACTCATTGATGAAGATGATGAGGTTGCAAGGCCCATGTTCAATGCTTTCATGAACAACCTCAACACAGCCGCTGATGCGCTTACAAAAGGTGGAGGCTGGGGACAGCGTGACGTGTTCAGCAACCTTCGTGGAAGCTATTCAAGAAATATGATGCCTATTCAGATCGGGTTCAACACACGTAAAGCCGAAGCCACTGAGCAAGCCAAGCATCCCGAGCTGAAATATTCACGTGATGCAGGCACAACCAAACTCGGATGGTATGTGCAGAATCCCAATGGCGGGTTCAAGGTAGCCAACCCAGCAACAATGACCGCGCAGGTTGCTACTATGGCAAAGGCTTATCTGAACCAGCTCAGGCAGAACCCGAATGGTGAAGCCGCAATACAACTGAAGGCTATGGGTGTTGACGATTCCATGCTTGAGACAATCATACAGTATGGCTTGCCTGCCGATGCAATCGCTAACTGGCGCAATATTCCTGCACTCAAAGCCATCATGTCCACAGTACTCAAAGCAAACGGAATGAACATGGATGATAACGGATTTGGTGTGGCCAACGAAACGTGGGATGCCAATACTACCAACGAGCTTATTGAAGCCATGTCTACAGGTCTTGCTGCTGGTGCCGGTCAGGATAAGGTCAGCATACAACAGAATCCTGTCTATGCCGCTGAGATGGCTGCTGCAAGAGCAGCTGCTGGTAAGAAGAGCTCAGATTCTGATTCAGTCATCGACTATGGCAGACCCAATGACCACAGCTTTACTATAGATGACAGTCTTACTGACAAGGGTGAGATGGATAAACTTATTAACTCCGCAGCTATGAATGGGCTCATCTATGATAAGGACAAGAATGAGTTCCGTTACGATCCCAATGCTCCAGCATCGTCTGTGATAGGTCGTGGTATAGATGCTTTTCAGGGGCGTGTATCAGAAATGATTCCATTCAGGAGGTCAAACGGTGAGATTATGCAGGAGATAGCACAGGAAAACGGCTGGAAATTTATTGACATCAACGGCTTCCAGGTCATCCAGGACAAGAATGGTAAGACTGTACGCGAGAGTGAGCTTGCCAAAGCATACACAAATAAGATACGCAATGTAATAGGCTCTTACCACACAGTCCAGGATATATCCCTCACTGATTACAATTCTGCATTCAAATCGCAGAAGATATACTCTATAGACAAGATAAACAAGAATGGCTCATACGGTACTGATACAGACAACCCGACAACCATAGCCTCCATCCTTAACGATAAGGATGCTGATGCTGTTCAGGCAGGTGTCAGCATGACTCCAACTAACAAAGGGTTGATGCTTGTTGTTACGAAGGGCGGAAAGAAGAAGTATTACTTCATCAAGATGGAAGATATCAGCGATCCAAATCTGCGTGCAAATCTTGAACGACTGTCAAGCATGGCAACTGCACGTGACAATGAAATGCGCAGACGTGGCCTGAGCAGCTCTGAGTATTACTCACTGCTTCCATCAGACCAGTCTTTGCAGGGCCTTGAGTATGATTACAACACAGCATTGCTTGGTGTTCAAGGCTCGATAGGAAGTTCTAACTCAGTTTCAAACATCAATCTTTTCGGTAAATAATCATGGCAATAGATCCAAGAAAGAATGGGGTATCTCCCATAAGCGGATTGCGTTATAGAGCAGGTGCAACGCAGGAAGAAATGGACGCACACGATGCTGAGTGGGCACAGCGCATCAGCGACAGGAATCGTATTAAGCATGGCGTAAGTGTTGCATACCAACCAGAGATAGGCAGCTTTACAGAGTCACAACACTACGCTCCGGGCACACCAGGCTATGAGCGTGGCATGAGCCAGTATGACGATGACAGTGATGTGCTCACTCCAGTCACAAGTTTCGATGACCTTCAGCAACGTAGGTATGAAGCCCAGCCTTGGTGGGACAATGTTGCCAACGGAACTGCAAAGTTCCTTGGCAGGGCAGCAACTAGCTTTATCAATGGCATCGCTGGAGGCATCTACGGTATTGGCTCGTTCCTTGGCCATGGTATTGCTGGCGAAGGCTGGAACATGTCACATCTGTGGGACAACGAGTTCTCCAATGCTATGGCTGATGTAGATGAATGGTTTGATCAAAACTTTGTCAACTATCAAAGCCTGAAGCAGAAACAGAACAGCGAGAACGGTGAATGGTGGAAGAACATTAACAGCATGAACTTGTGGATGGATGACGTGCTCACCAATGTCGGATTCACTGTAGGCATGATGGGTTCGGCTATGGTCGGAGCAGGTGTCGGTGGCGCAGCAGTTCGTGGTCTTCGCGGTGCAACTGCAACAGCTGCACGTAGTGCTGCAAGACAAGGCAACAACCTGCTTCGTAACACCTACGCTGCAATCAACCATGCTGTAAACAATGTAGGCCAGCCAGCTGTCAAGTATCTTTCCATTGCCAGCAGTTCGATGGGTGAGGCTGCACTTGAAGGACTCAGTACCAAGCGTGAAATGGTGCAAGAGGAAACACAGCGTATCAACGACACTATAGACCAGCACATCATGGCTGATCCACAGGTGCAGCAGCTTGATTCCGCATACCAGCAGCAAACAGCTTTGCTTGACCAGCAGTTCGGCTATGACCGCAGCAGTCCTCAATATCAGCAAATCAAGCAAAGGCTGGATGCGCAGTATCAGCAGCGGCGCGGTCAGCTCACTGCTCAGTATGAGAACCGACGTGGTGCAGCACTCCAGCAGCTTGAAGAAAATGCGACCAAAGCAGGCAATGCCGTAGTTGGTCTTAACCTCGCTATCCTTATCCCGAGCAACCTTAATCTTGCAGGCAGGTTTATCGACAAGGCATACCGCAGTGCTGAGCGTAGTGCGGGTAGAGCTTGGGCTGTGCGCAATGGCGAAATAAATATGAGGAATGCATTGGGTCAGAGCAACATCACAGGTAATGCTGCAGAAGGTTACGGAAGCAGAAGTTTTGCTGGCAACTATGCAAAGCGTATCGGCAGCACCATGTTTTCGGAAGGTATCTACGAGGAGATGGGTCAGGGTGCAGCCAGCACAGGCGCGAAGAAGTACCACGAATATGCTGATGCTGACAACTACTGGAGGGCAAGGCTTGATCCCGACAGCGTTGACCTTGTTGCCGATGGCAGCCACGACTTCCTCAGTGCATTGAACTACGGTATCAAAGAAACCTATGGCAGTGCAGACGGGTGGAAGGAAGGTTTCATCGGTGGTTTAACTGGTGCGCTGTTCGGTGCCGGTGAGATGCGTGATGAGTGGCGTGATACACGCTTTGCAAAACGTACAGCAAAAGAGTTGAACAACCAGCTCAAGAACGACAGGCTTCCCAACCTTCTGCAGCATCTTGTAGCACAGAGCTTCCATGAGCAGAACAAAATCAGGCTTGCTGAGGAAGGTAACCAGAACGACTGGAAAACCGAAGACGACAAAGCTATGTTCTCACTTATCAGCACCTTTGCTCGTGCAGGCAGAATGGATGACCTGTATGCCATGATTGACCAGCATACAGAGAACATGAGTGATGAGCAGGTGCAGAGCATCATCAACGGCTCTGTTAAGGAAATCACTCCTGAAATGCAAAGGCAGCAGATGCGTGAAGCTATCAACGAGAATATTGACAAGCAGATTGCAGAGCAACTCAAAGACGGTGCTGATGATGAAAGAGCACTCCGCAGGAATGTTGACCAAGCCAAGCTGAATGAACAGCAGGTAAGGCAACAGGTTGTCGGTGTGCTTGGTGAGAAAGCAACAGACTCACGCAAGGTCAATGACTTGCGTAGACTTGCAAGACGTGCAAGAAACACTGAAGTCAAGCATGCTGCTCAGGCACTTATCCAAGCCATCGATGCACGCAAGCAGGCACAGCAAGATTATGACCTTGCTATGAAGTCACCTGAGAGCAAATCAAGAATTGATGAACTTGAAGAGGAACGTGCAAGACTGCTGCGCAATGCTGATAATGCTGCACCTGACTCTTACTGGGATGGCCCTTCTTCACTTGTCGATGACAACGGTAATGTAGCCAGTGTCGAGGCTGCACGAGAATCTATCAAGCATAACACAGACAGGATACGTGAAGCCGTGCAGAGGTATCAGGACGCTGTTGAAAGAATCAACAGGGAAACGCGTGGTTACTTCTCCAAAGACCAGGAAGATTATCTTGCGTATACAGAATACCTAGGTCGGTCTCACTTTGATCGTGGTGATGAACTCACACAGAAATGGCGTGGTATATTGCCTGAAACGTTCACCGTCACAATACCTAAGGGTGCTGCAAAGAAACTTGCTGAGGCTTTTGGGTTGCAAGAAAGTGCTGTTCAAGTTGACCCCAGCGATGAAACAAAAGCGATAGTCTCCACTAAGGACATGACAGACCAGCAGTTTGCTAGGTTTGCACTGCGTGGATTATTGAAACATGAATACCTCACTTGGGATGAAACCGATGAGGATACCATCAACCAAACACGCCAGCGGTTCGCTTCCGCAGCACTGGACGCTGTCGACGCGGCTATGCGCAGGGAAGGCAAGATGAAGAAGTTTGACCGCAATGCTTTTCTCCGTGATATGGAAGATGTTGCTAAGTGCTACGAGAAGGCACAGGAATACAATAAAGCCTTTGACGAGGCACTTGCTAATCCTGAGAACCTTCTTAATGCAAAGCAGAAAGCAATACGTTGGCTGGTTAATAAATGGCAGAAGACCAAGGACAAACTTGCACAGAAGAAGCAGACCGTAGATGAACTCATTGCAAAGGGTGATGAAGCCATTGCACGCAGCTCCGCTTACCAACGTTCCAAAGTCCTTGCAAAGAAAGTCGCCGAGGCTGTCGAGAAATTCTACAACGATAAACTTGCAGATTACTTTAAAGACATCACCGATCCTGAACTCAGGGAAGAGCTGATTGAAAAAACCAAGGATTTCATTCAAGGTATCATCAACTCAAACTCAGAGAAGGAAGAGCCCACAATCCTCGATGTTGATGCCATTGAGGAAGCACAGACCATTATGGAGTTTATCAAGCTCACAGACATCGATGAAGACGGTTCTATTGTTTCACGTATTACCGATGCTCAACGCAAGCAAATCAATAAAGCATTGAACAAGCTGAAGAAGGATGCTCCTAACTTCCTTAAAGGTCTGAATGCCGCAATCAAAGGTGTGCATGACTGGATGAACCGCATAACCACAGCAGCACAGAATGCAAAAGAAGCAGTCACATCAAGCAGTACTTATGAGACCATTGCCAAGTATGCAAAGGATTTGCTCTCAAAGGTTGCTGAATCCGACACACTCATTAACCTACTTGAGGAACTTGAACGCATACTTGAACAGAGGCTCAATACAATCAAGGAAGACAAGTCGGCAAGAGCAAAGACTGAGCGCACAGCGTTCAACGCCATCCTCAAGAAGGTCAAAGCAAGGCTTGATTCACTGCGTAATTCACGTCAGCCTGACACCAAGCCTGTGGATGCTGAGCAGCACAGTCCTGCTCCGCAAGCACAACCAGCACAGCAAGAACAGGCATCCAACGAAGAAGCACCAAGCCCTGCTGCAACACAGGAGAATCAGCATTTGCAGAACCCTTCGGAAGCCGAAGAGGAAAAGGCTATGATGGAGTTCATCAACATAGGCGATGAAGACAGAGGCCGTCTCGGTCCTGTCTGGAGAAGTAATACTGGTGAGTTCGCTTACCGCAGTGGCTTTACCTACAAGCCTTATCATGAAATTGTCAATGAGTATCTTGCTAAACTGCCTGAAACAACTGATGAAACCAGTTTACATTCTATAGGTGAGCTTGGCACCAAGAGTGTCGCTGAATGGCGCAGGTTGGCAAAGCGCAGTGAGGCTATCTACAACAGGCTTTCACGTGAGGGTGCCTTTGGTTACATTGACAAAGGCAATGTAAAGAGTGGTGATGAAGTTGGGTTCCTGATTACCAAAGACGAGGAACTCGGACTCATAGTCTATATCGTCCACAATGGTCAGATTGTCACTGACCTCAACAGTCCTTACTACGGTCCCAAAACTGACAACGGAGACCTGTACCAGATATATCAAGTATTCCGTGAGGAGTACGAAAACGGAACCTATGATGATGCACTTGGCGGTGTCATGTCAAAGCACAAGACCCACGTAGCCAATGTGTTCGCAGGATTTCCGAAATACAGAAACGGTGCAAACAAAGGTACTGATGCCGAGGTCACTGTAGCTTCTATCAGTGATAAACCAGCAAGGTTCCATATCATAGGAGCCGTTGGCCTCAACTCCGGCATATCAATCACAGGCTCTGGTGCCAAAGGCCAGCCCTGCATCCTGATACAAAGACCTGGCAACAACGGCTTGACAAGGTGGCGTGCTGTCCCTGTCAAGACAAGGTCAATCACCGGCACTACATCAGCCAAGTACGGCAATGACATGATTGCACGTGTTCTTCAGCAGGCAGCAAAGAACATGAGCCAAGAGCAGTTGATTGCTTTCCTCAAGCACTTCCTCAACTGTGATAACATCTATGTCAATCAACGTGAAGGCGAGACCGAGGCTGAGGTTATGGTTGATGATCAGCTTGTCAACAAGCCTGTCATTCAGCTTGCGATCAAACTCAGGGAGACTAACGAACAAGGCCAGAACGTAGAAGCCGCCATTAACATCGCAACAGATGGTAACGGTATATCAATCTACGGTGATGTCCGTTGCAACGTGTCTGCCAAGTTTCTGCAAGACGAGTCCGACTATAAGCAGGCAATCCGCGGCGGAGATAATCTGCCACAATCCTACAGCGATTTCCTGAAAGAGATTTGCTACACCAAGCTTGCTGACACTGACACACATGACAGTTTCTTCACAGTCAACCAACTCCTAAGCAACGGTGACGGTACTTTATCCGAGGTTCAATCGCCTTATATCGAACAGACTGGCAATGTGCGTGTTATCAGTCCTGGTGTGGTTATGGTGCGTGACTCGAATGAGGGCACAACAACTCGTGTTGAGTTTGCACGAAATAAGTTTGATATTGCCGCTGTTAAGTCTATCAAGATTTCATCAGGTACTGGTTCCTTTGTTGATGTCACAGTCACACCATCAAACTACCAACGTGTGCTTAGGAAACTTGCTACAGCATTCATGCAGTCTGATATGCACCCACGCTGGGGTCAAGTCAACTACTTTGAGTTCAACGGCGTCGTGTATGAGTTCACACCACAGCAAGGCAACCTCGGCAAAATCAAGTTCTCTGAGAACAAGAGTATGCAGTATACTTTGCATGACCTGGATGCTCAGTTGCCGTCAGTTCTGTCTGCTGTGCTGAGGCATTACAATGGTAGCAATATTGATGCTGTCGCCAAAGAGTTCTTTGATAGTGTTGACAAAGCAAAGCTCAAAGTCCTGCTTGATGAAATCCGTGAAGGCAAGACTTCATTTGATGCTATTAGTGTGGAAGACAAAGCTGCCATAGTGAATAGTTTGAAAGACCGTGGTACTGATGCTGCAATCGATAAGCGTAGTAAACTTGATAAACTTATTACAAGGCTAAAATCACACGGTATTGAGATATCAGCAAAAACAGACGTAGGCCAACGACTTGTAGACCAAGCCAACCATAGACTACAATCAGGCGGTGAAAGGTCAGTGCTTGAGTTAGGCAGAGAACAAGGCAGACGTTACTTCCTTTCTGCTGATGGTACCATTGTTTATGGCTTCTATGACTCAGCAAGCAACTCCATTTATCTCGACCCAGACTTAATGAACATGGAGTCACTTATCCACGAGTATACGCACTTGTGGTGCAATGTCATGCGCAGGACACCTGAAGGCAAGAAGCGCTGGAAGAAGCTTGTTGAAGACCTTCGCAGTGAAAAGAAGATGTGGGAAAGTGTGAAGGAGTCCTATGGAGACCTTGTCAAGAAGCGTGATGAACATGGCAACCTTGTTGACGATGATGACCTGATTGCCGAGGAAGTGTTCGCTCACCTGTCTGGTCAGCGTGGTGAACAATGGATTGAAGCACACCTCGAAGACAGTGGAGAGACTATCAAGAAGAAGCTGATGAAGCTTGTCAACTCCATCATCGACTTTATCAAGAGTCTGTTCGGTGCAGGTCAGTATGCACGAACCATGCAAGAACTTGTGTGGTGTGATATGCTTAGTGACAATCCTCTTTCCAACTTCGACATGATTGACAACCCGAAGAAACCAGCTGATGAGATTGTTGAAAATAAACAAGCAGAAGCAGAGCCAGCAAGTGCTGAACAGGCAGAGCAATCAAACACTGTATCCATTGAAGCATTGCGTAACGGTACTGGACTTAGTGCTGATGAAGTGAAGGACATCTTGATAAATGATCTGGGTGTTTCTGAAAATGATATCTCAGATACTGACGTTAAGCTCGATTCAAATATCACTGACCAAGCACTCAAAGATGTTGGCCTAAACCCAAGGCCGAAGAGCATCAAGCCGTTCATCCCTGTTCAGTCTGTTGACACAAGCAAAGTTAGCAGCACTGTTGCCACTAATCTTGGCATGGGGTTTAATACAGACCGTTCCTTCACTGGAATTTCACCTAAGCTTGATGCGTTCTCAGCTGAGCTTACCCGTGGTTACTTCAGCCTTGAAGATGCAGTCGATGCTATGAAGACTGTGCTGAATGAAGAGCAGCGCAACAAACTATGGTCAGCAGTTCGTAACACAGTCAGTGATGTTGAATCAAACACTGACCTTGCTGCACACATCGCACATCAGTTCCGTGTTTATCTTAACTCAGGAACCACAGGCAATTCTGAAGCAGACGCTATATTCAAGGAACTGCGCAATGGTATTCAGTCGCTTGTCGATAATGCTGATGCTGTTGCAGAACTTGAGAAACAACTTATGTCTGGCCATAGAACAAGCGATCAAAGTACACCATCTGATATGCTGTACAGCCTTACTCATGATGATATGTTCTTGGCTAATCATGCTTACCTTGATATGCTCACCGAGCAGGACAAAGAGTTCCTCAGTATGGCAGGTTATTCAGAGAAGGTTTACAAATCGCTGCATGATACAATCAAGGAACGCATCAGAAAGTGTGTGCTGTAATAGTGTATAGTGATAATAGAAAAGCGCGGTGATTTGCCGCGCTTTATCTTTATACACATATCACTTAAGCTTTACTTCCTCCGCCTCCTACATAGCCACGGTTGTAGAACCACGTTGAGCTGTTTACGCCGTTTAGTGACTTGTCAATGTTCCTGTAATATGTCAACGGCGGAACAGGCAGTTTGCGTAACCTCATCTCGAAGTTTGACATACCTGCAAACGGACCAGACTGCACTTGGTCGTCCCACGTCCATGGTGTGAACACTGTGGTTGCGAAGTTTGTGATGTCAGCAATCTGCGGCGTGCCTATGGTAGGTTGCTCAGCCATGTTCACAATCTCTTTAGGCATATACACAGTAGGCAACATACTTCCCATCTCATGGCGTTCACGGGCCAGCAAGTATTTGCATATCTTCGCCAGCTTGCCATCTTCGTCATCATCGTCATCTCCGCCAAACGGCAGCAGGCAAAGCATCAGCAATCCTAGGAATTGTACACAGTCTGTGAGAGCCATCCTCACATCTTGCTTTTCTTCTTCACTGAGTTCGTTCCATGCAGCAGGCACATTGTATTGTGCGTTGTGCAGGCCGCGCAGATACTCACCGAAGGTTCTCATATAGCCCTGTACTTCCTCACCGGTCAGCTCATTCTTATGCTTACCTCGGTAACGCTTGTCCATCAGAGGAACAAGATGTTTGCGGAATGCGATGAACAGCCTCAACCAACTTATACGTGATGCCATCATCATGTCATCTTTGTTGTAGATGCCGACAATGCCATGATTCACATCAGCAATCTTCCTGCCAAACTCTGCAAGCCATTCGTTGTCGATAGCCTTACCGTCAACAGTGGCTCCGTCTTTCAGCACAACCTGCTTTCCGCCCTCGTCGTTGTCAACAACATCAAGTGCATCCCAAAGGTTGGTCTTTGTCTCAGTGTCACCGTTCTTTATGATTACTTCAGTGTTGAGCATCATCGCAATCGCTGTCCTGTTGTACAACCAATGGTTACCACCAGCCGTGCCCATGAAAGCAAAGGAAGTGTTGAACAACTTTGACAGCAAATCATACCTGCGGTTGTTATATATCTTAACATCAAAGTTCTGCATGATGTTGAACTTCTCGTCAATCAGAGCCAGCTTGCTTTCCTTGATTGGTCTGCCCAAGTCAGGCAGGAACTTCACAAGCTCTTTGCGGTAGATGTTGTCAGCCTTCAGCAGCTGAGCACCACTGAAGTGCTTCCTACCAAACGCCTCAATGTTGGTCTGCAGGATACCGTTAGCCAGGTTAGCCAAGTCAACCAGCCAGTTAAAGCCAAGCTGAGCCACTGCACTCATGTGCAGGAAAGCATTGATAACCTTTGACTTACGGAACTCAAGACCAAATATCTTGAACGTATCTCTACCATCATCAATGTACTTCATATACAACTGTGAGTCCATGAAGTCACGGATTTTCTTCAGCAGTCTGCTCTGTCTAACAACGGCCTTCTGCTTCTCGCCTGTCCTGAATGTCTCAGTCACAGTCCTTCCGCTTCTCACGTCATATTGCACTTTGTCGTTGACCAAGGCGTTGAAACCCACCTCCATTGGGTTTGCAATCTCCTTCATCATCTCGAAGTTTGCCGTAGTGTATGAGTAGGCAATCAGACAGCCAATCGGGTCAGTGCTCAACTCATCCGGGTTCTTCAGCATTCTTACAAACGGTGCAGGTATCACAGTTCTTTCGTTGCCTTCGTAGTCCAGCACAGCAGAACGCTCTCCGTATTCCTCATAATCATCTTCACGCACAAGGTATTCAGATGCGAGAGCTTGCTTCACATTCTCCCACAAAGCATTCGGGTCAAGTGTGAAGTTTGCACGGAATCGCTGCTCTGAAGTCATACGCCTTTGAATGGCACGTTCATGGTTGGTGAACTGACCCAACCTCTCATCGAACTCCTTCTTGATGCTCATGAACTCGTTGTAGAACCGGAACTCATCAGGGTGACTATCCTGCAACCTTGTGTACTCAGGATTCAGCCACCTGCTTGTTGACTTCGGTGTGTATATACCAGCTGTGTTACGTGTGACATCATTTTGTGTACACCATCTATCAAACTCTGCCTGTGCAGTTGCCTTCTCCGCTTCTGTTGCGGTTTCGCTCCTCAGCACCTTGTTCAGTGCATCTTCAACAGGTTTGAACTCTTTGTGGAATTGACCCCACTTGATCTGGCTGAGATAGTATCCGGTCTTCTTACCGTTTTCATCGTGCTCAAATAGGAACTCGAAGTTGGTCAGCTTCATGCTGGTCATCATCTGTGCAAGTCTCTTTATCTTGCCTTGCTGGTCTTTGATAGCCATCTCACGTGCTTTGTCCTTTTGCTTCTTCACAACAAGGTCGAATATTTGGCCAACCGGATCGTTGGTATTACCCATTGAACGCAGGTACTGGTCTATCAGACTGATGTCAGAGTCCACTGCATTCATCAGTTCAGTCCAGGTCATCACACTGCCATCACGGTTTGTTATCAATGGAACATCACCGACAAATTCACGAACAAAGTCCATGAAAGCATTACCTGCATGCTTCTTCAACTGTGTCTTTATCTGCTGATTAACAGTATCAACCCTGTCAAACATTTCCTTCATAGTTGTGGCTACGTTGCTGTCTGCGAGATTGAACTGTATAAGTTTCTGCACAAAAGAATCATCACTCATTAACTCACGCAAGTTGTCGAGAATCTCCTCATGTGAGCGGACAACATTCAGACATTGTGCAAGCCTTTCAAGCTTCTGCGTACCGCGGTAATCTCCTGCACCGCTGTTCAGCTCATTGAAGAACTGCTCAAGGTCTTTGTATTCGTTTGTGAGCTGCATCAGGTAATTCACTACACCTGCAGGGTCAACTGTGCCGTTGTTATTGAGATACCTTCTCAGCATATTAATGCGCTTCCTTGTCTTGTCAGCTGAGTACCCGTCCTGAATAAGGATGCGTTCTTTGCGCTGCTCCATCACCAAGGCTTTGCGCATTATCTTATACAGCCTGTCCAGTGCATTGAACTGGTTGGTCATCCTCATGTGCTCCTGTTCAGCCTGCCTTTGCTCTATAGCATTCGGGACATGACCGCCACTTGCCGTGATAGCCCTCTGCTTGATTTGCAGAAGCTTGTTCCTCTGCTCAGTGAAGTCTGGTGTTGAGTTCCTGTTTGCACCAAGAGAGTTGCGCATCCTGTTGATGCCAGCCTGGAACTGGTTCTTGAAGTATGTCATGCTTTTCTGCTTAAGCTTGCTGCTTGCTTCCTCTGCATTCTCCATCATGGCACTCAGCAAGTCAACTGCAACATTCTCCACTTCGGCATCCGTCAACGAATCCGTTGCTATGCTGGTCATGCTCTCAACGAAATCCTTTGCATTAGCTTCACCGTTCCTTGCCTGTTCAACAATATTCTTTACCTCGTCCATCAGCCTTGCATCATTCTTCATGAATTTTGCAACAATGGCACGTGCAGCAAGTGGTGTCATAGCAGGTAGAGTTGCCTTCATCTCTATCGCCCTAAGCAAAGCTACAACATCATCAATAAGTTTTGTCAGCTCATTCAGTCCTACGGCATCATCATGCTTAACAAAGTTTACAGAAGGATCGCCGAACCCGTTCATCACTTCGTTGATTCCAGTTGGACCCGTGATGATTGTTGAGCCACGCTGACTGCGCCACACTTCCGCGGCTTGTATGTCTGTCGAATTGTACAATGTTATCTTGTAGTCATTGGCCGTACCTTCTATCACTGCGACAAACTCGTTTTGACCATCGTTGAGTTCCTGAGCTTTGGCTACTGCCTCGTCCCAGGAAGTGAATTGACCATCTGCACCATTGTTACGCAGAAGCTCTGCTTTTCTTTCCTCAACATTTTCTGTGTTATTGCGTACGGGAATCATAAACATGATGCCTGAAGGCTGGTCACTGTTCGGGAAAAGCTCCTCCTTCACATCTGTTACTGAGATTACGCTGGTCTTGTCGCCTTCTCTCTTTTCAACACGCAGTTCCTGGTTCTTTTCGACTGACGGCAGGTTACCGAGGTTAGGTGCCGAGAACTCATCCCAGTCTTCAGGGTCATCTTCAGCCCATGGGTCGTTTGTGTTACCGAACTCTGGTGCTCCCCAATCATCGAAGTCATTTTGTGCAAAGAACTCTGAGTCAGTAAGGTTTCCGTCCTTCTTTGGTTTGTAGTTCATCAGCCACGGGTTTGGCTCGTTGTTCAGAAACTTCTCACGCTCCTCATCCTGTTCACGCATCCTGCCTATCAGCACACGGTCCCAAGCACCACGTTTGCCAGCAATGGTTCTCACCGTATCGTAGTAGGCCATCTGCGTAATGTCCATGTTGGCATTGTACCACACAGTGTTTGTGAAGTCCTTTATCTTCATGATGTAGACTCTACCAGTGCTGCTGTCCTTGTTGATGAAATATGTGTTTTGTGCATAGATGCTGTACGATGACTGCACCCTGAAGAAGTTGCCTTCTGGTTTGTCGCCATAGTATGCCGTTATCCTACGCAGCAATTCTTTTGGCAGTTCAACAGGCTCTTTGCCTGGGCGTGTCAGTTGCTCCTTCTGGTCAAGGTATAGCCTACCACCAGACTCTCTGCTTTCCAGCCAGTGTTCAAGCCTTGCAATCTCTTTCGGTGTCAGCTCATCCTTTGCTGGGTCAGCCTTGTCCTCGGCAATTTCAATCACACCACCTTCACCATCACGTTCATAGCCCTTGGTTGCACGGAACAGCACACCAATCTGACAATCCTTTGCATTATTGGCTATGAATTGTAGGCAGAACTTGCCAACAAAGTCAGTGGGCAAAGGCTCAGTTGTAATCTTGTTGATTCTCTCGTTATATTCCTGGAACATATCCGAGGCAAGGAAGCCTGCCGTGAATGCGTTGGACAATGCTCCGTAACCAAAGCGCAGGCCATCGGTAAAGTAAGCGTATTTGAACAGTTTCTCTGCAAGTGCTTTCTCCGCTGGGTCAGTGCTAGCAGCCATGTTGTTCAGTGATTGCCTGATATCTTCGGCATTGAAACCCTCTTTCAATTCATCGTTCAGAATCAGCCTGCCTTCGGTAAATTCAAGTACTGCAAGGAACGGATATTTCGCATTCAGTTCTGCCCTGCGTTTCGATGACATACTTGCAAACTCTGCAGGGAATCTGTAGCAGTAGTAGTTCCTCATCTCAACAAAATTACCACGTATCACATTGCCATCAGCATCAGTCTCGCTATCGAACAGGTTCATGCTGCTAATGAAGAATGTAGAGAAGTGGTCATGCAGCCTGCGTATGAATTTGATGGCATCGTCCTTCGACATTCTTCTCCACACAGGTGCAAAGATTCTTACAATCTGCTCGAACTCAGGTCTTGCATGAAGCATCAAGTCACTCATTGCTTCCAAGCCCTTTTCAACGCCAAGTGTGTGATACATCTGTGGCAGCCACATCGCCATCTTCATCTTGTCGCCGTTGGCAAGGTTTATTTCACCATTAGCAATTTCCTCCTCACTGAGGCCATTACGCAGAATCATCTCCTGTGGTATAACCAAAGGGAACTTGTCATCGGTAACCATTTCATAAATTAAGTCAATCTGCTGCTTAGCCCACACTGCTGAAGACGGGTCGTTGCTCATACCCTGCTTAGCACTGTTGGCGTTCAGTTCAGCTTCATATTTCTTCACCTTATTGTACACGTTAATCAGATGTACAATACCGTGACATACATTAGCAAGGTTATGGCTTGTAAACCTTTCCCATGCGTCAGGGCTTGTCAGGTTGTCAAGACGCAGCGCAAACTGCAAATCTGCTGTGGTGAATGCCGACAGGTTTGCTTTACTGTCTTTGTGTTTCTTACCTTCTCCATACAAACTTCCCTTTGCCTTGTAGTATCCATCTCTTAAGTTTGGATACTTCTTCATGATGGCACAGATGTAGCCAATCTGCCTCTTGCCGAGACCACAGCTCTCAAGGAAACCCATGAAGCTTAGGTTGTCAAGTGTGATACCCATGTTGGTCAGAGCGGGGCTCTTGCCGCTATCGACAACAGAACCGCCGGTGTTTGCCACAAGGCTTGTTGTGCTCTCACCGTCCATGTTCGTTCCTGGGCAATACATCACAGTCTTGCCATCGATAACAACCTTACCATTAGCATCGCCCTTCATCTCAATGGGTATACCTTCTCGGTTTAGCACCTTCAATGCTGTGCGTATCTTAAAGTGTGTCGCCATGCGGTTTGCCATTATACCAATACCGGTCTTTGCCATTGTATGCTGGGCATGGTAGTAAGCCATCGCATCAGGTGACTGGACAGGCATCACTTGTATTGCTTCCAAGTGCCGTTTCATTGCTCTGAAGTCAGGCAGTTGGCCAGTCAGATATTCACGTTGATAAACGTCTTTGTTGTTCCAGTCAGGATCATCGGGATTGTAGACCCACTCCCCAGTGCCATGCTTAATCCTTCCTTCTCTTGTGTATTCGGGTCTTCTGTATCTAAGGTGCTTGGCTGCTGGCAGATTGATATATGCAATCTCCACGCTAACATCATCAAAGATGTTTGGGTTCTGCGGGGACATCAGTCTCGCCTCGTTACCTGGATGTGTGAGAATAGAGTGCATGATGTCGATAATCATGTTCTCAATCTGCTCATCAGACTGTGACACAGCGGTTACATCAGGTACCCCACCAGTTTGGTTGGGGTTCCAGTGATACTGCACTGGCTGGAGTTTGCCTTCATTCTTTAGTAGTTGCTTGTCAATGTGTCGCAGCATCAGGAACAGCTTATCGATATCGTTATCTGAACCAGACATCGTCACAACATCCTTGGACACCACAATCGTGTTGCCTTTCTCCTGCGGAAGGAAACCTTTTACAATCAACGGCAGGCAAGAGTGAGCATCCTCAGTCGGAATACGATAGCCTACTATTGTCTCAAGGCCTGTGCCTTTCAGTTTCTCGAAGTCAAGTTCCTGATGTGTGACAGTAACTGTCTCACCGTTTACTGTGATTTCTTCAGTGACTTCCTTAAGACAGTGTTGGACAATATCCTTCATCCATGCAGGAAGGAAGCACTCAACACCAATAATCTTTCCGTTATCATCACGTCGCACACCAAGCTGGTTTTCATACAACTCATCAGCTTCAATAACAGCATTGCCGCTGCCCTCCATTCCCTTGCGGTGCGAATGGTTGCGGACAATAGATGTCAGCACATCGCTGATTTTGTAGATGATAGCGACACTGGCAAGCGGTGTTGCAAAGCGCTCCTCGCCAGTATCATCATTCTTGACAATCTGCAACGCATACCAGATATCCGACGTTTTGAACTTCGGATTGTTCATCGTAAGCTTAAGCAGATACTCTTGAAGGTTGTGCAGGTTTACCGCATTGTCTTCCCCTGTCAGGATTTTGTTGTATTCATTCAGTCCGTGAACAAGCCTTGCTGCCAAGCACTCGTACAGTTTGTTATACAACACGCGGCCTTTGACTTTCTCATTGAACTTGACACCATTCATCAGCACTTCATAATCCTCATCAAAGTTGATTGCTTCGGCTGCGATATATGAAATCTGAGAACCAAGATGTGCCTCGCTGTCAACAAGGTGGTTGCTTTGTCTTACCTGGATGTGCTGATACTCCGTGTTGTAGCCATAAACAAACTGATCGTTTGCAATGCCACCTTCCTCAACAACAGCGCCACGGATAACATCCTGCATTTCCTTTACAACTCTGCTTGTTGCCTGGATAGGCAGCATGAAGTCACGCATTGCTATCAGCCTTTCTATCTGCTTCACAGCGTTGTCGGAGTTGACACCGTTGAGCGCTTCCTCTGTCAGCCTTGCAAGACCCTTATAGTTAGTGCCCTTTACCTTTGCGTCACCATTGTGAATGAAACCGTCTATCACGTCAAACGACAACAGGCTTTTAACACTGTCTTCGTTTTTCAGGTCAATACCTTGATTCTCAGCCATTGCCTGAAGGAACAGCCTCCATTCCTCAAGCATTTCACTGACATCAACACCGTCCACTGTTGTCGGGACTTCCTGTCCCATAGCCAGCTTTTGCAAGAACCTTACACGTGAAGGAAGATAACGTGTATCAACTACACCCTTCTTGGGGGTCTTTACACCAGAGGGTTTCTGTGATGTCGAAATCACAACAGGCTTGCCATCCTTTGTTCTCAGCGGCTGCGCTTCAGTTTCCTCCATGAATCTTTGCAGGGCCATAAGCCTTGCGGACTTCGGTGACTTCATGTTCGGATTTGTCTGCATCAGCATACCCTCAGAGTTCTTCACGTACTGGGGAACCATCACAACCCTGCCAGTGGGGTCAATGTCTGGAGCATAACTGTATCCGACTTGTTTCAAAGCATTGAATGCTACCTTACCGTCGTAGTCCTCACCGAGGTGGCGGGTACCATTCTGCATATCCTGGTACAGGTTCTCACTTTCGACATCGAAGTTTGCAGAACCTGCTGCACTTGCCTTGCGCCTATAACCCTGCGGTGAAATGTAACCCTGTGCATCGGTTGCGTTTTGGTGCCTATATGCACGCATGGTAGCCATAGCGTCTTCAGCTGTTACCCTGCCTTGTGCCACAGCTTTTATAAGTGCTTTGGTTTTACCTACATAATCGTGGCTTATGGAGTTCTTATCATCGGCTGTGATGATAGCATACTCCACATTGTCTGCTGTGATACGGTTAGGATTCAGCCTCGTACCGTTAGCCATCAGACCTTTGAGGCGCTTGGTCTCGTCAAACCCATCAGGAAACATTGCAGAGTCAACCATCATGGCATCCAGCATTTCGGTGTTGTGTCTGTATGTGTTGAGGAACATCAACTCAAGATATGCTTCAGTCCTGTCAGCCAGAGTCATGTTCATCGGGTTAGTCAATGTTGGGCTATTGGCTGCATCCTTCACAATCTTTTCAAGTGCATCCTGATTCTTCAGTGGAAGTTTGTATCTCTCTATCTGGTCTCTTTGATAGCTGTTGCCTGACTTACCAACGGCGAAAGCAACTTTGCCATTTTTACCAAAGCCACCACGGCGTTCACTTATCAGATTCTGGTAGAATGAGAACTGCTGCGTGTTCAGCCTGAATATGGTACCAGATTCGGTGTTCATAATACCGAATCCCGACTCACTGTCAGGTGACTGCACAAGCCTCCAACTGTTGCCTTCTGCATCCACACCAGGGTTGTTATCTGGATCGTTATTGGCAAACATGGACGAAATGCGATGCAGTTGCAGCAACTCATAGTCTTCTACAGTAAGCTTTGCCCTGTAGTCACGGTACTGCTCATCCATCGCAGCCTGCGTGTATAGCTGTGCAATCTGGCTTATGATGAATTTGTTTACATTCTCTGTGGTCGCTTCAGCTCTGTGCTTGTTGAACTCTTGGTCTGCTGCCAGCGAAAGGGACTCTTCAAAAGAAAGACCAGTGCCAAGCACATCAATGACATTGTGCAGAATGGAATACATGCGCATATTCCATCCATCCTGCCTCGACATTGCACGACCAATCTCATCAATCTTGTTACGTACATCAGCCTCAAGCTTTGTACCATGTGCCCTTTGTGCAACCTGCTCAAGCACGTCTTGCACTGCAAGAACAGTGGTTTCGAGGTTCGGTATCGTCCTGAACCTACACTCCGAACCGAAGAATGACTCACGCGGGTACCACCTACGCCATGCCCTATACATTTCTATGGCTTCGTCAGCATCCCAAGCACCAACACTATTCGGATTGTTCTTTGACGCTTCTGCAAGGTTGAGAATATCCTGATAGGCTAGACTGCGCTCAGCGTTGTCCTTTGCCGTGATGAAAGCATGGATTGCTCTATCACGTTCCCACATCCACTTCTCTGCACCTGGTATCTCACGTTCACGCTTATCCAACACATCATAATAAGTACCTGCATTCCAGTTCACTCTGCCACGTTCAATAGCCCAAGTGCGCACATAGTTGGGTCTTACCTCTTCATTGTTGTGTGCAATTCTTGCTGCTTCTGCAAGAGACTTTGTTGCAAGGTCTGCAATACATTCCTGCTTATCCATTGCAGTTCCTGATGTGAATGTCATTACAGGAGAGTCAGCTGGTACAGGGAACCTGTACAACGCAGAGCCACCACGTGCAACCTGCTCATTGCGCAAGAAAGCCGCCATCTGCATCTCAGCCTGATCTTCAGGGCTGAGCTGAGCAAACTCGATATCATCCTTCATGTTGATGAGCACAGTCTCACCAATTCGTTGAATCTGCTGAGGCACATCATCTGCACCCATGAAATCAACATCCTCGCCGTTGTACAGCTGACGAATGATTCTGTTGCCGTCATACCTTGCTTGGAATGTATCACCATAAAGTTTGCGTATCTTCTCTTGTCGTTTCTTCAGCAGTTCTTCACGCTTCTCTGGTGTTGCGTTCTTCATCTGCTTCCAGCCATAGGTGAGGATTGTCATGTTCTTTGAGAAGGCGCTCTCAGCAACGAAGTTCTGCTGTGCCTTTCCGTTGATGTTCTGCGTTGACTGTACCTCGGAAGTGTCAACAAAGAATCCCACAGCATCGTACAGGTTTCTCCAAACACCGGTCAGGTTTGAGAAGATTGTACGCTCACCATACACACCCAACTTGCTTGCGTTAGGATTGTTGCTGCTGAGGTACCGCAGTACTGTAGAGGCACGGTCTTCGATCCTGTTAAGTCTTCCCAATCCTTCGACATTAGGTCTGCTGAACTCGTTCATCAGTAACTGCTTGTCGATTTCAAATCCCATGCGTGTCAAAGCATCATGTAGTGTGTCAATCCATGCCTGCTTCTCTTCAACTGATTTTGCTGTCATTGATTCAGCAGGCATAAGCTGTGCAAGATTCTTGGCCAGATTATCGCAGGTAGTCATGTTTATCTTGCCATCCTCATACCATATCATTGACTCTTTTGATAAAGGTATGCGCTGATTGTAGTTGCGCTGCTGAGCACGGCGTACACTTTCAACCTCTGCGATAGTGTTGACAATATGAAACGGGTTAGGTGCATTCTTCATGTTGCTGCGGTACACAGCCCTCTTGGTGAATATGTAACCCATCTGGTCATACAAGTCTGTAGCCAGCTGTCCATATGACATCTCGTTGCGGTCTTCCTCGTCTTCATACATCTCCATATAATCCTCAGTAAGCCTATCAATGAGCTGCTTTACCCAAGGATGTCGACCAATGTTTTCCTCAAGAACAGTGAATGTCGGTTTACCGTGTGGGAATGCTTCTGCATCTGTTCTCCTGTTTTTGAAACTCATGCCACGTTGGTTGAACATACTTGGGTTCCTCTTTTCTGTATCATCCAGGTCGGTGGTTTTCATTTCACAAAAATCATCAGGTTCAGTCACCAATCCTTCATGCATAGACATTGTTGCAAAATACAATGACTTCGGGTCATAATATTGAGGCAAGCCAAGGTCATCCAATACTGGTTCGTTGGTTACTGGGTCGAGGATAGGCAGCAGCGCAAAACCAGCACGAACATTCTGTGTAAGGTGTGCATAAGGGTCAACGTCTTCACGGAAGTCCATCGAATCATCATTCTCCCGGCTTTCACTGTCCTCGTTATTGTTGCCATCCTCCGAATCTTGTTCACCATTGGCAGGTTCATTCTTTTCTTCCTGCACTTTATATGCATTGCTGTCCCTGTTGTAGATAATTGAAACACCAGTCGCAGCCTCAATCTGCGCAAAAGCACGTGGCAGGAGATCATCCCACAAAGCAAGCGCTGTGTCAACATCTTGCTTTCTTTTGGCTTCCTCACCAGCCTTTGCTTCTGCTCCATGTGCAAGCTGGTCTTTTGCATAGTCAACATGTTCAGCTAATGAGAGTCGTAAAGCCTCACTATACAAAGTCCTTCGATTAAGCAGCCTTGTCCTGCTTTTGCGCAGTGTAGCCTGCTCTCGGAGCTTATTTACAATATCTTTGCTGAGCTGCTTCTTTTCCTTTTCCTCGTCTTCTGTGAGGTTTGATTTCTTGTCTAGTTCTTTTTTCCTTGTAACTTTCTCTTGCAGTTCACCCTTAACAGCATCTAGCTGTTCTTTGTTTGCTTTTAATGCTTTACCTCTTGTTCTTTCACAGTTAAACAGGATACGTGTTGCTATCGCATTAACCCTGGTTCGCAGAGTCGGTGTATCATACACAGCAGAACACCTTGCTGAAGTCATGTCCAACAGCATCTGATTCTCGGGAGATATAGTCTCACCGCCATCCATGATATCAGGATGAACATTGTCTGCGCTTCTTGCACGTACACTGGCTTGCATTGAATCAAACACTTCTTGCAACTCACGGTTGTATGAGAAATTGCCGGTCACCTTTACTTTGCGCCTTCCTGCCGAGGCTAAAGTGTTCATCACATCAACAGCGTTAGCATCGATTGCATTCTCAAAAGCATTGCGGTAAAGCAGTTCAAGGATGTCATGTACTTGATCCCGTTTAAGGCCATTCACGTATTCACCAGTTTCATCGGTTGCGTTATTACTTGTCCAGTTATCTGCATACTTAGCATTGGGATTATTATATTCTATTGCATCTGACAGCATAGTGATTACACCATATATAGTCACATCATTGTTGTCAATCCAACTTAGCATGTTGGTAGTCATTTGCTCAATGAAGTCAACACCAAGATGCATCATAGCTGGTCTTGCAATACCGATAATCTGCATCACAAGGTCTGTGGTCAGGGATGCTTTGACAGGCACCTTAAATGATTTGATTTCGATAGGTGAGTTGTCAGTTACAAGTTCACGCAGTCCACGCAGTGATTCAGCTAGTGTCTTCTGAATCCTGGATGAGCCGTTTGCTGCACGGAAGCCGTTAATATTTTTGCTCCTCAGCTTCTTTACAAAGTCCGCATTGTTGTCGGCATAGATGGCGAGCAATGCATCCATGACTGACTGCTCGAATGCTGAAGGTCTTTTGCCCTTGCCCATATCAGAATAGTCCTGCCATATTTTGTCCATGAGCAGGCGGTCACCTTCGAGAGCTTTGCGGATATCCTTGACATCATAATACAGTCCTGTCTTTTTAATGGAGCCATCTTTGTTCTTCTCGGTGTAGACAGAGCAGGCCATAGTGATCGCACAGAACACATTGCCGAGGTTGCCGTTCAATGCACCTTTGCTAATGAGTTTAACCACATCTTTGTATGGTTTCAGTTCTTTGCTGCTAGCGATCTCTCCACTATTCCAGTCTGCTTCATTCCTGATAAGTCCAGCACGCTTGGCTGCTTTCATCATCTGCTTCTCGACGACATCAGCCAGAGCTTTGCGGTTATCTGTCTGCACATCCTGGTTGATGGAAACAGGTTTTCCTAAAACACCTGTCACCTCTTCCATATCCATGGACATTCCACCGACTACAATGAGCCGTGACCCAGCTTTTCCAAGTTTCTTATCCTGCTCAGCCTTGTCTTTCCTCGCTTCTGCAAGCACCTGTTCCATCTCCGCTGTTGTTTTAGGCATGACTACTTCGTTATTTACAACACAATAACTCTCAATCAATGCCTTAAATTGTGCAGCGACCATACTTTTTGTTTCGCCTTCCCACGAGCCTTTGCCATACAGACCAAGGCTGCTGAGCACAGCATAGATACTCTCATCAGGTGCGGTGGCGTGCCAAGTCTCTGTAATCTGCAATGCTTCCTGCTCACTGATGTTAACACATTTTTCGCTTATCATACTTTGATGTGATTATTTAATTTTACCGCCAAAGTTAGCCTTATCTTTATTGTACTGCACACCATTAACAAAATGACTAATCAATGATTAGTAATAATGTTTACCTGAGTTACCCGCTTTGTGTACTTGATTATCTTTGCACATTAAATACAACGAAATGATAGACCTGAACATACTTGAATCTGAAGCTCAGCAACGCGAGATGCAACAGGCTCAGCAATCACCGCTGATGCAGAAAGCAGTACAGAGCCAGGTGCAACAAGAGCAAATGTCACCTGAAGTGCACAGCATAATGAAAGAAATACAAGCCATGCAGGAACGTGAAGCTGTGCGTAACAGGATAGCTACCTATGCTTATGCCTGTGGTGGCAATATTCATGCAGGAGGTGGCAGCATACATATTGATCCAAGCAAGCGTGGCACATTCACAGCAGCCGCGTCGAGGCATGGCATGGGTGTGCAGGCATTTGCTTCCAAGGTGCTTGCCAACAAAGACAACTACAGCCCTGCTATGGTGAAGAAGGCGAACTTTGCAAGGAACGCAAGCCACTGGCACGCAGGTGGCGGAAGCCTTGACAAAGCAAGACCTTTATATGATGAACTCATAGCTGCTAACATTCCACACAACTTGGCTATCGGTGTTATTGGAAACATCATCGCTGAAAGCAGTGCAAATCCTGAGGCAAAGAACTCTGTGAATGGCGGACACTTTGGTTACCTGCAGAACGACAAGAATATCACCAACCATATCAAGAAGTACTACGGCGGGTATGGTCATGATGAGCAAATGCAGTTCCTCAAAGACGGGCTTACTGGCCGTATCCGCGGTGCTGCACAAGCTCCGTGGATTCAGCAAAGGTTTGACTCCTACAAGCAGCACATGAGAGGTGTTACTGATCCTGCTCAGGCTGCTTTGTTGTGGGAGAGTGACTACGAGAAATCAGCTAATGAGGGTCTGCAAAAAAGAGCTGACTACGCAAGACAGTTCAGCTCTATGCTTGGCAATCCTTCATCAGCTGCTGCTGACTATTCACAGTATGCCGGTGCTGGTTCCTTTGAACCTATAACAATGTCACCTGATGCACAATCTTCATTTAAACCTTGGTGGGAGCAGGACTATGCTTCGGCTCCTGTCGACGATGACTTGTATGCAGCCGCTGCTGGTAATCCGCAGTTACCTGAGTTACAGGACGGGTTGTTTGGTTACGGTGAAAGCGATGCAGGTTCTTACCCTAATCTTTTTGCAGGCGGTGGCTACATTGAAGACGGACTGCGTGCACTTGGTGTGACAGGTTTCCGTGTCACATCAGGTTATCGTGGCCCAAACAGCAAAGTCGGCAATGCTGGTAAGAGTAGTGGTCATGCTCGACATCTTCGTGACGGTTCATCTGGTGCCATAGATATTGTTCCGTTGGATAAATCAGCATCAGGATGGGCAGCTCTTGAGAATCAACTTCGTCAGCCACAAGTACAACGGTTCCTTGCAAGCTTTGGTGGCACTATCCTTGATGAACGTGACCCAGCCACGATGAAAAAGACCAGGGCAACTGGCCCGCATTTCCACATCGGATTAGGTGTGCGTGATGGCGGAAACTTCTATGGGCATGGCACTGCCGTTCCTATGGGTGCCACTTATGCAGGACAAGCTTATGATGGTTCCTACTATGAGCCAATCAGCGTTGACCCGACTGAGGGTAGTGAAGATTCGTTTAATCCGTGGTGGTCAAGTCAGCAGGATAATACTGATATGGATGCGCTGTATACAGCAGCAGCCGGTAATCTTGTTCTGCCTGAGCCAAGTGCTGAAACTCTTGGTACTGGCACAACTTATCCTGCAATGTTTGCTGATGGCGGCGCATATAATGATGATTTCATGAAATATTATGGCTATAGTTGGGTTCCAGGAAGTCAGATTTATCTTAGCGATCCATATTTCAAGGAAATACAAAAACATAATCCAAACGGGTTATATGCAGTTGATGCGGATGGTTATTATGTTCCAGCAAGCACAATGAAAAGTAATTGGGACTACTACAGTAAAAATGTAAATAATCCAAGTATGAATACTCCTGCTACTGCATATCCATTACATGAAGTTACGTATACTATACAAGACGATGACCTTAATGCTATCGATGCAGCAACTCGCATGTTTGGTGATAATAGGGATTTGGTTTATGATGATTTGTGGAATCGTGGTTCGGCCTCTGCAACTAATATTCTTAATAAACTTGATACATTATCTGCCAATTCAGCATATATGACACTTAATGCAGACCCAGAATATATAGCAAAGTTAAAACAAAAGTCATATAAAGTAAAGCCTGATGGGACTCTTCGTGCACAATATAATGCAAAGACAAACACAGCAACGATAGAGCCTGTTCATGGTCATTTCTTTGAACCTTATATCAGTGAGTTTGTTCATGGGTTCCAATACAATAATAGTATTCCTGGAATTAATTTAATTGGGTATAACCCAAGGGCAATAACAAAAAATAGAAAAGCTGTTGATGCTTCATACAATGACCCTGAATCCGCTGAATATAAAGCACATAGGATTTTGCAACCTATAATGAATAATTATCTGAACAATCCTTCCATGGGTTATAATCAATTCATTGCTGCATTGAAATCCAACCAGCGTGCTGCATTAGCGAATAGATAATTAATAATATAAACAATTAAAAATTTAAATATTATGCCGTTAAAAAATAATCAAACATCTTATCAACGCCTTCAAAATGATTTAGATTATAGGCTTGATCAGATTAACAGAGCAGAGAAAGCTGCATATAATGCAGTGCATCAAAGCACTGCTAATTCAAACCCAAGCGGGTATAACCAAACAATTCGTAGACAACGCCAGCTTAAACAAATGGGACTGTACAATGGTGTGATTGATGGTATTTGGGGCAAAAAGAGTAAAGCGGCACATCAGGCAGCACTTAACCAAGGGTACGTCACTGATCAATATGGCATTTATGTACATAAACCGCAGCTGCAGCGTCGTGTAGCTAACAAGGTATATACAGAAGCGCAGAAACAGCAAGCTCAACTCAAACGTCTCGGATTTTACAAAGGGAATATTGATGGCATTGTAGGTCAAAAGACTAGGGCCGCCCATCAGGAAGCCCTTGATTCCGGCTATACATATAAAGATGGCGTTTATTCAAAGGACGCTTCTGAAAACTCAAGTAATCATGTTCCTGAAAACGGTGGCAAAATTATGTATCTCCATTATCCTGAATATAGCAACCATTCAAAAAATACAATTACTGGTGACTTAGGGAGAGTGTGGAATAACTCTGCCCTGTCGGATATTAGCCTGCCTGTAGGGCATGATGCCGTTATACTTGTTGATAAAAACGGTAGAACCAGGTATTATGAATATGGTCGTATAAATTCTGCCCCAAATGGTTCAGAGATTGTCGGTAAACGTTTGCAAGATTCAGGCAATGTCCGTAGAGTGCAAATACCAGACATGAAACCCAATGAATCCAACGCTGAGTATATAGGCAGGATTAAGGACATCCTCCCTTACGCTGATGCCGGCAAAATGGATGTATCAGTAGCTGGCAATGCTGATATACGTGGGGCTATTGACTTCATAAATTCATATGCCAATGATGAAACTCGTGATCCATATAGCCTGTTAAACACTTGCGCAACCTTTGCGACAAATGTATACAACGGTTACCGCGGCAACAAGAGTCGTACCCAGAACGCCATAAATACTTTGAAGGATGCCGTCAAAACAGCACCATCGATTCCGAATATTATAAATAATGTATTGAAACATGGCCTGATATCTGGCATAGGTATGTCTATTCCGGGCACTACTCACAACAGGTATAACAGTGCTAAGACAGCTTCTGACGAATCCTTTACTATCGAACAATAGTTTGTGGACGGTATAGTGAGCAACTATTTATGTCGTATGCTTTAGATACTATTATATTGCGCTGTTTAAAATCTGAAACCCATTGCTCCCCATTCCACATAGCTATGTGTCCATAAGGATGACCTGGAACTTTCGGAAATACCACAATATCTCCGATTTGTGGATTATATTGCTCTACTGAAATGCCTTTAAATTGGTTATGCAGAAACAAATCAAAATACCACTTATAGTCGCATCCTCTAAGAAGAGGAACTGGCTGTCCTCCTGCATTCAGTGCACATGCAATATACAATGCACACATGTTTCTAGACTTGGATTCCGCGTTAGCCGTCGCATAGTTTGCTGCTTTTTCCGCAGAGAATCCCTGCCTTTCATGAAAGGCAGAGTAAGTTGTGGCTACGATGAGTAGCACTATTATACCTATTTTATTTTTACGTTTCATTTTGTTCAGTTTATTTATATATAATTATAAACGTAACACAATTAATAATATTATGTTTACAGTATATGCCGACATGAGTTACAAAACAACTCCCCGCATCACTGCGAGGAGTCTGCCTCTAATACCATTAACATAAACCTTAAAAAATCTCTTTACCTCATGAAAAAAAATCTATTCCGCAACAAAGGTAATATAAATACACAAATCATGCAAATATTATGAAGTATTTTTCAGTACATGAACTCTCAAGGTCAGCTACGGCAAAGCGTAGAGGCATCGATAATACCCCATCTGCTGCAGTTGTCGCTAACCTCAAACTGCTTATTGAGAAGGTGCTTGACCCGTTGCGTGAAGCATGGGGTCAACCAATCATTGTCGATAGTGGTTACCGTTGTCCTAAGCTCAACAAAGCTGTGAAAGGTGCAGCAAACAGCCAGCATTTGCTTGGCCAAGCCGCTGATATACGTACACTCAAAGACATACCTGCTGAAAACAAAAAGCTGTTTGATTTGATTCAGCGGCTTAAATTGCCTTATGACCAACTCATAGATGAATACGGATACAACTGGATTCATGTGAGCTACGGACCAAGGCACCGTCGTAGGGTACTTCATCTTGATTAATGTTTTATAGGTTAATAATATGATATGTATTCAGCGCTTGTTCTGTGAAGTTATGCGGCGCTGAAACCGAGTTTCTCGGTCTCGGTTTATGTTGTTATTTAATAAAGTTAATACACTATCCGCACTGGGCTGTGAAGTCTGGTGCGGTTTTGTAAAAAAAGCCGCCTTGCCCATCACGGGTTTGGCGGCTACGAAAAAGAAACTAACATGTAAACACTTAGAATAGTTTGAACTGCCCTGATCTGCAGGACTATTCAATCATCTTCGTCCTCCACATCCAGATCATCATCAGGGTTAAACCTTTCTTTGGCAAGTTTACTCATCAATGCCTCCATTGATATTTTGGCTGCAACTGTCATAACAACTCTCTTGATATTCTTATCCTCCCTACATGCACCAAGCAACGCTTGCACAAGGTATTCACTGCTTCCACATGCTGTCACATGCAATTCTGAAGAATCAGCATTACCTGCAATGCACAGCATGAGGTCTTCGGTATCCACCGTTTTGAAGTACTTTTCCACAACCATCTCATCGAACAGTTGCACAGACTCCATGAATGTCACTTCTCTTTTTTCACTCATTGTCTTGTTTGTTATATATTAATCTGTCCACTCCTTCAAGTATAGCAAGCGCTTTAATTACTGCAGCAAGAATCTCATTGCGTTCCTCAAACTCCATTGCAAACATTTCAGCAAGAATATCAATGTTTCCGTTTGTTTTTGACATACAAGCTGACTCATTTCCAGTAATAACAAAATAGTATAAGCCAGTGTCTGATTCTGCTACACGTTCACAGGATTCAATCAACTCATTATGCTTTGTCGGTTCTGGAAGTTCATCTACAAATTCGCAAGGATCAACACCAGCTTCATACCTTTCTTGTGAGTGTTCGTTGTTCCACTCAAAACCATTATCTATAAACTTACGTATTTCGTTGGATGTGTGTCCATACTTATGCACAAAGCAATTTCTTTTATACTCAGTGAAGGATGGTAACCATTCGTATAAGGCATCAACATCTTCTGGGTCAATATTTATTGCAATAACATTCCACATACAGGCATCATACGAGCTGAAGTCCTCTTTAATTGCAAATAAGGTTCCAGTTGGGTCTTCTTGAGTGCCAGACTTTACTGCTATTGTATACCCGTTCTCTATCCATGGTTTGCATATTTCGCAATCCAACAGCTCATTACGTGTGGTTACGTTGCATTCAATTTCTTGAAATCCTTCAAAGTAGTTTGGACGGTATTTCTTAATCCTCATTGTCTTCTCGTTTAGAAAAATCAGAACATGTTCTGTTCGCTAATGTAATGTAATAATACTGTCTTGGATGAAGTGCTGTATCACATCTTACCTGCTTAGGTTTCATAGCACACACCCTTGTCTCATGCTGCTGTGTAGATGTGGCATATCCCCAGATATAATGAACACAGTCACGGCATCTTCCTGGTTTTGGAAATCTCATTTTACGATAGTACTTTATCTGTGTTAATCATCAGGTTCTTTACAGCATTGCGTAGTTCTTCTGCTACCGGAACCTCGCCAATTACGCTCTCAATTTTCTCAAGGACATCGTACACAGCCTTTTTAGACGCGTTCAGCTCTTTGATTCTGTCAGGTCCGGCAAGTCTCATCATCCACTGCTTTCTGTTGAACACTAATGTTGAACCTTTGTACACTCCAGCAAGATTGTACATATGATACACTTTGCAGTTGTTTTCGTCAACATAGATGTATGACTGTTGCTTCTTGTCCTCTTCAAACACTATTGCTAGTTCACCTTTATGGTTAAGGCAGTCCAGCAGTTTCTCTCTAAATTCGTTGTTCATTTTTCTTTCTTTGGTGTGTACCACAAGTAAGGGCAAGGTCTGCCTTTCCGATTTGCGTGGCACATTGTAAATAAAAGTTCTTTACCTGTATTTTGGTCAATGAGTTGCAGATCTTCCGCAAACTCACATTCCATATTTTTACTTCGGCATTTCATTGATTGTTACTTTGTATGTATTCATAATCAAAAGAAACTGAAATGATAGTATCCGTCATTGCAATCACCCTCATCGATATACTCCCACAAAAATGTGGCTGCTTCATCAAGGCTGCATCCAAGTTCTTTCAGGGCATTATCAATCCTAATCCTAGCATCCTCATCAAGAGTATCATAGTGTTCAAGATCACTTGCTGCCTTGACCAGATCATCCTCACTTACATCAAAGTCATCGTCAAATGGCTCTCCTGAGTATTCAGCTCCCAAAGCAGTCAACAATCCGTGAAACTCATAGATTTTCCAATTAAAACCACTATGATTACCCCACTGAATGTCGTACTTCTTTGCTACATGTAATGTTTTGCTCATACCTTACCAGATGTCAACTTAACTGTACATTGATTACTTCCATTTACTAAATCAATATGGATGAATTTATGCAGCCATTCAATACAGGATTTCAGGTTATCCGAATCTTCCGTATTTCCTAAAGTGCTTGTAAGACTTTGGTATACCTTTGTTAAGTCCCCAAGAAGCAATGTAAGTTTGTGTTGATTATTTGTTATCTTCTCATCTTCTTGTCTTTTCTTCCACCAAGCACCATACTCAAACCCTCTTCCAAATGATGGTTTGTCAAAGTCAGGGCAGGGATAGGCTGTCATTTCGCGCCAAGCTTTTTCTGTTGCTTCAAAAATATCGTTCATATTTACGTCTTATGTTAAGTGTAACGTGCCATATTAAAAAGTTGCAAGTTAGCATCCAGTCAATATCAAAGATATCGCTGGGCAACCTATGTAGAATAAGTGCAGGAATGATTGCAATGCATTCAGTTCTGCCTGCTGTTATCCAAAAACTAGTTCGTTTCATTCTCTCCTCCTTCCTTCAATACCCATTCTGCGCCTATGATGAAGGCATAGTAACTTGCTGAGCCTACAAGATAATGCTTGGAGGCTTCTGCTCGTATCTGTTCTTTATCAATCATAGTTCCTCAAATTTCTGTTTTAATTCACGAAGTTTATTTTGATAATGTTCAATGACAATATCCTTGATTTTGTTGAATGTGTCATCCGGCAACTCATTACTGATTCTGGATGTGCTTACATCAATATCAATATGCCGTCTCCCGCGTTCAATGTCACTGATTATCTCTTCAGTACGGTTGATTTCATGCATCAGTCCAGATGCCTCAAAACATCTTGCACTTGTTTTCTTGTATTCCTCTTCAGTCATGTTCTACTCCTCCTTTCCCGAAAAATATTATCTCATGAATCTTGTCTGCCTGCCACAGTGCATGGATGGCGATGTCAATGGCTGCTCCAATCTCCATGGCGCTGTATGGAAATGGACACGGCTCTCCATCATGCCTGCGCCATTCATTGTAGTCCTTAAGGACTTTGATTGCTCTCTTGTATGTCATACTTGTCTAGTTGGTTCATTGTCTTCTTCTTTAATCACTTTAGAGAATAGTTGATAGAACTTCACAAAACTGTTGCAGATATGAATCTGGTCTTGCTTTGACAAATTCTCGAACTGTTCTACACACTCATCTTTCAGGATCTGACAGCCAGCAAGATTACTGTCATCCAGGTCTATTGTTACTCTAATATTACTCATCGTTTCCTCCTTTCTTGTTAAGTGCATCAACCGCATTGCCTATACAATTCATGAATTTGACCATTGTTTCACAGTCAACATCCTCAGCGTATGCTGAATATGAATGCCACAATCCGTCCTTTTCTTTAAGGAATGTGACTGATATTCCACTACTCGGTTTCATTGTTCGCCTCCTTTATTGGTGAAACAATACTTTTTGGCGCTCTAAAATCCTTCAAATGTGGCGTAATCTCGCCTTTTACAACATTGCCATCAATACTTGTGACTATGCCATTGAACTTCAATGCGCCATAGAAACTAACTAACACTTTGTCGCCTACTTTAATTTCGTCCATCTTCTCCTCATTTCAGTTTATTTATTTGTCTTTTCAGTTCATCAATATCATTGCGGTTGTGTTTGACTCCAACAGCAACGATGATGATGAGTACAAGGAGTAACCAATCAGTTCCCATCTTGCCCTCCTTTCTTCAATTCGGCAACCAAAGCATCGGCAAGTTCAACTGCTGATATGGACAATGCCACATCATGTGGTGCTGTGTCACCTATAAGCATTCCTTGCATAGCAGCAATAGCAGCATTAATGCGGACTTGCTCCCAATCAATCGTCATTGCAGTGCCAACTTCTATATTGAAGTCAGCAAGCCTTTGTCCTAATGTCTTACTCATTTCTTGTCCTCCTTTCTTGGAATCCAATGCGCATCTACTTGACACCCACACACAGGGCATGTAAAATAATAATCTTGAATTAGAGTATTAATACCTACTTGTGTGTGA